TCTTAGAAGTAGCTTGAACAGCAGCTTCAACGTAAGTGATGAATCGGTGATCTTCGATCTCCTGAATGTCCTTAACCGAGTTGTCCTCGATTACCTTGGTGATGGGCATACGGTATGCCATGAGCTCCTGCTCAGTCTTCTCGAACCGCTCGGACGAGATTGTGAAGCAAGGGATCTCATACCGCTTAGCCGAGATGAACCGTGCAGTGGGCTGTCCACGGAAGGACATAGCCATCGCACGAGAGTCGGGCTCGACCTCATCAATGTAGACCAACGTGTCGTGGTTTACACTGACTTGCATATCAGCCTTGGTAACCATCATGGGCGGAAGGATCTTGCGAGCGAAGCTGTTTTCACGCAGCTTATCCCGTACGTAAGCCTGAGCTACAGCTGCAAGCTTCTCCTTGCCCTCGGGGTTATCGAGGTGGGCGGAAAATAGTGAATTAATTGTACTGGCGTTAGCGTCAGCCATTTTGATTTCTCCTTTAGTCTGAAGCTATGCTCAGGAATTGGTAACGGGTGAGCGGTATGGTGATACGCGCATGAAACGAAGCTTCCCACTTGCAGTAGCAGAAGGAAGTGCAGTAACTACAGCATGTACGTAGTCTGTGTCTGCAGTTACTGAGTTGGTCAGGATAGCACGCTCGTTACTATCAATCGTCTCAGTCTCAACCGCAAGTACCTGACCAATAGCGTAGTCGACGCCACTGTCATCGGCAGCTTCGTACATATCGGTCTCAGCCTCGTAGCCAAAGCTACGAATAACCGCGACCTTAGACAGAGCCTGCACACCAAAGTCTCCCTTTTGGGAGAACACTTGAGCTGCGGCTGCGGTATTCTCGTCGGTTGGGCGGTCCCAACCATCGGCGCCAGGGATCAGCCACTCGCCGGCTACAAGACAGGGATCGCTTGTGCTTGAGTTATCGGGATCAAGAAGATTACTTGCATCGGCAACGGCGACATCGTGTCGGATGACGTCGTTAACGGGGGTTCTAAGCTCGAGAGCCATAATGTTCCTCCAGGGAATTAAATGTCGTTAGTTAACAAGAAAGACGTCAACACATCCGAGTCTACCTCAGATACGTCTGCGGATGCAGTTTTAACTGCAGATCCAAGGGGTACTCCCGCAACTGTACGGGAGACAAACTCTTCAACCATATCTAAATCTGTGCTACCACTCGCTAAACCACGAGCATACTCATCTGCTTCTTCTACGTCCATAATGCCACGTTCTACTGCGGACGAAGCGATCTTCTCCGCGTGACCTTTTCTTACATATTCATTAATTTCAGCGCGTAGACGTTCGTTATCTGCATTAAGATCGCGGATCGCTTCCGCTGCTTTGATAAGCGTAGCGTTTACTTCTGCGCTTCCAATCTTAGTTAACATGGTTATCATCTCCCTTAGCTTCTGCGATCTTAGCAGCAAGAGCTTGTCTGATAAGATCAGCATCTGAAGCCGAAGCAACCTTCTCGGTTGCTTCTTCCGTAGTAGACTCTACCACGTTTTCGGGCTCATCTTCATTTGTGTCATTTACAGAGGCTGCTTTAGAGTGAATGTTCTTATCACCCTTAGCAGCTGCGTTAGAAACGGCCTTCTTTAGTCCAGGATCCGCAAACGCTGTGTGGCTAAGAGCCTCGGACAGTGTGTCCGAAACTTGCTTAGCCTTCACCTTCTTATCGAAGTTGGTTGCAGCCTCGTTAGAGGCAAGTGCTGGGTTGTGATCCCCAAGCCCCTTACCCTTAAGGTCTACGGTGTCCTTGCGAAGATGGCCTTCGTTGTTCTCTGGCGCATCTGCGACTTTAGTAAAGGACTCAATTCCCCTACGGCCGATAAATTCAAGAGCGCTAGCAATCTTCTCTACGTCGCCGTCAAAAGAACTGGCTGCTACAGCTGGCTCCTCAACAGCAGGCTCGAGATCAGCTGTTACGCGGGCCTCGTCCTCTTCGGCACCAGAGATGGCTGCCGTAATAAGTTCATTCAGTGTCTTAGCCATGTAGGGTGTCCTTATTTGACTTCTGGGGGTTTTGGGGAATGTGTCTTAAAAGACTTAGAAAGGGGACCTTTACTTGGAGCCGGCTTAACCGAAGGTGGGGGTTTCGGGCCTCTTCTCCATGACTTGTTAGGGTCATCGGGCTTAGGCTGATTAGCAACACCTATCTTTTCAAGCTCCCTTGCGAAATAGTTATAAACCACTTTAACCGTTTAGGCATACAGAGCATACGGAAGAGCCTTCGACGTCCATCGCCTGCTCTTTGCATACTCGGCAAAGTCCTTGAGCCATAGCCTCTTTAATAAGGCCAAACTCGTGAATCATAGAGTGGGCCATGATCTGACCGCCCAGCATATCGAATGCCACCTTCTCAAGCTCTTGCTCAGAAGCAATCTTCTCTGCCTCGTCTTCCTCAGAAACCTCTACCTCAGCAGTAGCTTCAGGAGTTGACTCCTCTACGGCTACGGGAGCCTCGAGCTCTTGTGCCATCTTAATTAGGTCAGCAGTAGACATTTCCATGAATGGGTTTTCTACGGGCGCTTCGGGACCCTTTAGGCCGTCGATAAGAGCAGATTCTGCTGTCTTCTCAAGGTCTGGAGTAGCAACGTCGTTGGAGTAAAGAGATTCGAGAAGAGAGTTCATGTCCATGAGATCCTCACAATACTGGGCCCAATAAGGCTTTTGCGGGTGAATTAGATGCTATCTCGGCAGCCCAGGTTCTTGGTGGTGACATTACCTCATCACCATGTGCGCTGTAAAGATATTGAGAAACGAGTGGTTTGTCCGAAAAAGCCCCGTGAACTGAGGCGGTCTTGTTCATAGAGTCTACTATTAGATCACTAAAGAAGTGTTGAGAATAATACTCAGGATCACTCTCCACTGCAATGTTTAGCGCGGTAGGCAAACTTCGCAAGGACTTCCGATACATAGCATACGCCGACGCTACTTTAGATAACACTGTATCTTGTGGTGCTGGGCGCATTTCTTCCTTGGGCGGCGCTTTCTTAATCACAGTAATCTTAATCATACGCTTTGGCAGATGTGGATAGAATCCCGATCTGTGCGGTATTAACGAGGATACCAAGCGCGCAATGCTGGGTGTGTAATTATTTGCAGATAAAGATGCAGGGCCGCTGTAGCTAACCGGAGAGAATACTCGACGTTCTCTAAACAATCTATCTGCTAATGACGAATGGCCCATTCTATTCAGCATGCCAAACTGGAACTCAGAGGGCTTTAGAACAATACCGAGCATAGCAAGCGTAGACAGAACATCTGAAAAATCCGGCCTACGCAAAACATCTTTGGGGATATCGGGCTCAGCTTTATTGGCCTCAAGCATGGCTCTACTGGCGGCGTTAGGCAAAACCTTTTTGTCCATTTCCGCTACTTTGTTTACTGCGGCCTGCTTTATTTCCTCAAAAGGTACCGAAGTATCTCGAGCTACTTTCATAAGTACGCCGGATTCTTTAGCAGCCGGCACAAATACATCAGATAGATCAAAAAAGCGCGGAAAGAAGTTTACTGCTCCGACTACCTTACCGTCTGGGCGGATGCTGCCCATCTCAAACTTTAGGTGCTCGCAATAATCGTGCGGGGTTCTAGAAACGTGACCGCATACGGTGCATACGTCAAAAGGAACCTTACAGCCCATACTGATCTGACGTGGCTTACCTTCATCTAGATCACGGATGATTTCTTCTGCACCAACTCTCTTAGCCTTCTCTCGGTCGTGCCTAGCTATGCACTCAACCCTCTTCATAGCGGGGTTCCAGATAGTGAACACAATGTCACCGTAGGCTATCTCAGGGTTCTTATTTACATGATGCCGGTAACGCAGAGCGTTCATAAAGGTTTTGTATCCAAACTCTTTATAGTTGCCTGGAGGCATGGTCTTACCGAAGGGACGTAGCCACTTATCTTCTAGCGCCCTTGCTACAGAAACTGCGTTGTCCTTAGTAGAGTCAAATGCCAAAGATGCTTCCGGGAATACGTCTCCGTTTACATTCATACCCCAGTACTCAAATGCCCCCATTGGAGTCATAAGAACGTACTGGTATCTAGGATCTGGTTGAAGGGTCTGAATAAACTTCTTCAGCTCTGGGTGTAACTCCCCAGCAACCTTCTCATGCCCAGTACCAGACGGACGCACATGGAGCGCCTCAGCAAAGCACCTTCCAATGTCGTCGTGTGTCTGAAACCGGACAATCTTATCCATCATGTGAACATACCCATTTGAGCTGCGTTCTGTACAGCTCCAGATAACATATCATCAGCGGCTGCAATATCTCTAGGGCCAGGAGCTTTTTGCCCGCCACCCGACCATGGGTATCTCTGCTTGCGGTATTCAGTCTCGGTACCCAATACAGACTGCATACGTCTTTCGTCAGGGGCACCCAACGGAGACTCAATCATAGAGCGCACGGTAGCGGCTGCAATAATGGGCTCACTAGAGATGTACGGACTAGCACGGTGGACTACGCCAAAATAGTTACGCGCCTCGGGCTCAGACCTAAGTGATGGGTCCGCCTTCAACATCTTGTTGTAAGCACTCGTTTCTCTAGCACTATGCAGCGCACGGCCCATAGCGCCCATACCCTGATGGATTGCAGTCATGCCGCCCTGCGCTGCTGCTGTACCGGCAGTTAGCCCTGCACCAAGCATAAAGAGTTTCTTAGGAGTAGACTTCATTAAGTTAGCGAAGATACCACCAGGCGCCGCAGTTTTTTCTAAGGACCGCCTTAGCTGCGCTGCTCTTCTAAGAGTGCTCTCATCATAGGCAACTTTCGTAAGCCCTTCGTATCTATTGTCTGAAGCAAGACGAGTCATAGGGTGCCTCTTTTGTTTTCCTGTTTGGTAGTAACTTTGTATAGCCTTATTGCGTGCCGCTCGCTGAGTGTGTTTTGCCCCAGCTTCTCCGGTCATTGGCATATACAAAGGATTCTTGCCTATGCCGGGAAGCACAGGGAACATCATCGTTGCTCCTGCAGCGGCCATAGGATCTTTCTTAGCAGACCTACCCAAGCGAGTCAGCAGGTTGGCGTTAGCAACATCTTTTGCTCCAGCCTTAGCAGTTGACTTGGAAGCAGTGCGACCGAGCCAACCCTTTACCGCGCCCCAGCCCGCTCTTGCGCCAGCGGCTATGTTCGCAGACTTCTCCAACTCATAGGCGCGAAAGCCTTTGGCAGAAAGAAGTAGTAGCTCGGCGTCTGTCACTATACGCCCCGAATCTTATCTTTAAGGGCTTTAGCAGTGTCCGCAGCATGAGCTTCCAACTTCTCTTGCGTCCTCGCAGCCTTTACATAAGAAGACGCAATCTTCTCAAAAACAACTGCCGTCTCGAGTAATGGGTGCTCTGTGTTTACTACGAAGGGTGCGGAGGCAATACTGGCCTCTTTCTCTAGATCGATCTTAATACCGTTTTCCTGCATCTTTGTCGCTGCAACTTGAATTACATTCTCCGCAAACGCAGGCTCAGTAACCTCAGCAACAGACTTAGCGATCTGAAGAATGCTATGACCATCTCTGATGTGCGCCTGCTTTACTTGCTCGTAGAAAGACTCGTTGATGTCTTGAAGCTCTCTAATAAGACCATCAATACCGTGCCGAGCTAAGTCAGCGGCAGCGGCAGCCTTGTCGTGCGCCACTTCTTCTGAGCGGGACGGGTTCAAAGACTCGTACTCAGGAGTATCCTTAGATACTCCAAAGAGGTTTTCTAAATCAAGGTCATCTGGGATGGACTCGCCTCGAGGATCCTCTGCATAATCAGTAATAGGGGCGGCTGCTTGATCGGGGGTAGTAGCAAGAGAATCAATAATAGAAGAACTCTCTCCAGGAGAGAAGCTGGCGTTGCGATCACCGTTACCCTCAGCAAATAAGTGCTTCCAGGTCTCTTGGTTAGCCATCTCGGTAACTCTAGAGATTTGATCTCTGTTTAAGTCCTCTCCACCAATCGCTGAGGAAATAGCATTGTTAAGGCCACTATCTTGATCTTCCGAAAAAATGCTGGCGGCTCTTTTTGCTAATAGCCGCAAGTGGTCGGAAGAAGTGGAGCTGCTTCGTGTGTTTGCGAGCTTCTCAATAAATTCATTCATGATGACCTCAAGTGTACTCTTACCGGTATACCACGTCAACGAACGTGAAATGGCCCGCCGAGCGTGTTATCTTTACTTCCATGGAAGGTTTTTACGATAAAAATCAAGTTGCTAATCTTTTAGGTATATCTACTCGTCAAGTAACTAACTACTTGAAAGAAGATCGTCTTAGAAAAGTTTATAGCGGAAGAAAGGTATGGATACCTCAAGAAGATGTCCATGGCCTATACGAAAATATAAAAAAGGGGCTATTGCCCAGTAGAGAAGAGCTTACCGAACTAATTGGTAGAGTGCAAAAAATAGAAGAGACTTTAGAAGTATTAAAGCTGGGCCTCGGGTTTGGTAGCAAAAAACGCCAACGCACAGAAGCGGAGCTTCTTATCCTACGCCAAGAGTTCTTGGATGAGCTAGCCCAGCCTGGGTGGTCTATTCGAAGAATGTCAGAAGTGGCGGACACTACCATGTCCCTTAATGAAGAAGATCTACTTTCTCTGTGCAACCTCAAAGGAGAAGTTGCTTGGTCGCCACTATTTGATCTAATAAACAGAATGGTGCCTTACATAGAACAACACGAATCATATCCAGAAAGAGGCCTAGGTACTCTGCACTCAAGGTTGTGTAGAGCCAAAGATCGTCTACTAGGCCTAATAAGTGCCGCTACTAAAGTACCTACGGGACTCCCCAAGAAAGAAGCCCTATCATTGCGGGAACAGTTGGATATTAAACCCGGCTTTATAGATGTTTACATCGCCAAATACATAGCTTCAAGGGCCTAAATCAGCGAATCAGCAAAAGTGAAAATAACCGATCTTTTTCCCTATAAGTTGTTTGGAAGCAAAAGAGAATCCGCTCTTAGCATTCCAAACAAAGGAGGGAAAAGATGGCAACAGCCAAATCTGATTCCACCAAAAAGCCAACTAAGGCTAAAGCGACTTCTCGATCCAGAGGTCAATCAACTACCAAACCCCGGCAAACTCGAAAGCCGAGAGCGTCTCGTCCACTGACACAAAAAGTGTTGGACGAGAAGACAGGAGCCATTCTCATGGAGTCTGTACTCTCTCAGCTGGCTGAGCCTCAGGAGTTCGGTAGGCAGTTGGGCAAAGGCATCGCGCAAGGCGTTGCAGAAGCTGAAGTTAATTCCACAAACCAAAACAAAAAGGAGGCCAACGTGGCCGACACTCAAACTATCAATGCAGGCGAAACTCTCACACAAGAGCAGGCAGCGCAAGTTGCTGAGGCTCTCGGACGCCCATCCAAGAAGACATTCTGGATGAGCGTTGGCGGTACCTTCCTGGGTACCGGTCTTATCGGCTACCTCACTTGGGGCCGCAAGGCTAAGCGTCTCTCGGTTGAGAACGCTGCTCTCCACAGCGGAGAAGTTGTGCCAATGGGTGCAGCAGCCAACGGCTAAACAAAGCCGTGTACAACGAGGCCCCTCCCATTCGGGAGGGGCCTCTACATATGAAAGTCTTTTTTCGCTATCTCTTAATACCCGGTGAGTTTAAGTCGGGCCTTCTATGATCAAACTGGCTCACCAAGAACGCGTAAACAATAGTATGTAGAAAGTCATCCGGAACATTTCTTGGGTGATCGAAAACAAGCTCCCTACGCCTTTCCGAATACTCAGAGTAAACCGATAGAATATCATTAGCGTACGGCTCCATCTCATCCCAAGAAGGGAACGCAATACCACCAGATACAGGACCCTTCTTAATAAGCGTAAATATGTCCTGCATTACTTGTGTTCGGTGAGTAGTAAACTTGCCGCCAGCCTTATCCCAGCGCACCTTATCTTTCTGAGAACCCGCGTGTTGGTACAAGATTACCTTAGAAGCCCCAAAAGCCTTCTTTAGCTGTGCGTTGGGGTAAAACCCAAACCCCCAGTCACAGCCAATACGATCTACATTAAACCCTCGGCATATACGAATAATGTCTTGTATTGAGTGATCAGGGTCTGACTCGGCTCCTTCGTACTTCTTCGCAAACAAAAGCAAGAACCGTCCGCCTTGGTCGTAAGTCCAAATAGATAGGATTGTATACGAGGCGTCCCCAGTACCCCAATCGATGCCAGCCCAAGTCTTCCGCCCTATCACCGGCGAGCGGCTCTTAGGTATACTCTTAAGAAGTTGATTCCCTGCTATGCAGCACTCACGCACCTCTTGTAGCGTGACTGGCTTAGTACCGGAGTCATACGACCTGGCCATAACCTCGTTAAGAAATCTAGGGCGAGGATACCTTTTTTGCTTATTGAGCAGCCCCGTCCAGTGTCGCTCAAAGATAGTTCTATCTTTATGGTAGGCGTAAGGAACAATCGGCTGAGGCAGTCGGAAACCCTCCCACTCTTGATCTTCTTTTCCGTATCGTACCCACTGCCCGTTCTCTACAGGATTAAGTAGGTGCTTGCACTTAGTGCATATCAACCCTACTGGGCCGATATTCTCTTCTTCAATAGTGTTCCACTTGCCACAGGAATCACACTTGGTCAGCCACTCGTTCTGAGTAGAGAACCTAGCCCAGTAGAACTCAAGGGGGTTATCAAAAGTCTTTGGCGTACCGGCGTAAATAGAGATTGGGCCGTCTGGTTGCTCGCAGTGGAATAAGGTCTCCTCAATAACGGGAAGACTGTCAGTGTAGATATCCTGAAGCTCGTCCACCCCAAGAACGTCAGTAGCAACACCACGAACACGGTCAGCACTTCGGTATACGGAACGAAGAACAATCTTTGACTGGTTTAGCCATCTCTTAGTCTGTACGTTTTGAGTCTCTCTACCGCCTTTGGTAGTGAAACCAGTCATATTGAGTAAGGCAGGGCTATCCGCAATAACGGCACGCAACCGCTCATCAGAGAACTCACCCATCTGCTGATTAGATGCAGTTACATACAGTAAGCGTAGGTATGGGTTTAGGTTAGCTAAAGAGATCAGCATATTTCCGATGGTCGTGCTCTTCTCGCACTGACGACCAAAGATGAGCAACATCTTTCTCTGTAGATCTGAACTACCATTCCTAGTTACTGGGCAGTTATATATCCTACGCAGCCAGGGGCGATCTACTAAAGAAATAGGAACGCCTTTATGTCGAACGGCAAACTGAGTAAACTCATAGGGAGTGAGCTGAACAGAGCCGTTGTTATTTAAGGGGACTACTACTGACATGCTTGATCTCCAACCTCTACTAGACACTCTATCCAAGATCAGTGGAGAAAGAGTGTTGCCCTACGTACAGCATACTCAAGAGGGGGATCTTCAGATAGCTAGAATCCCCGTACAAGACGTTAACCCGGGAGATAAGACAGATCTTGCCTTACGTAGATTCTCTATAGACTGGCTTAAAATGCAAGTAGAAAACGTAGGAGTAGAGGCCAAGTTTGAGATGCTACCTGCCGGCACCTCGTACTACACGGATGAAAAAGAAGTTCCCGTTAGAGCTTCTATAAACATAACTTGGTGGCCCAAGAAACCAGAACCAGAGTTGGAGCAACTAAAGAGACAGCAGAAGAACTGGAAGGGAAACCGACCAGATCCTGCTTAGCTATCCACCAATACCCTTAGTAGACTTTACGTAGTCCTTGAACGTAGGGCTACGCGTCTTACCTCCGTCCTGAATCCGTCGTTTAAGTCCTTTAGGCGCGACCTCAACGTTAAGCGCTTCCGACCGCCTACCTGTCTGACTCATCGGAGTTCCTGGCTTGTATGCAGTAGCCGTAGCCTGACGAAGCTCAGCTGCTCTACGAGCGCGGGCCTTACGCTTCCTACCTAGTTCGATTATATCTTTCTTACGCTGTTCTAAAGGCTCCGTCATATACTTGCGCATAGTAGGGTCTTTAGAGTGACGTACTGCGGTTCTAAAACTTTCTTTACCTACGTTGTGCGCTCCCATCATGTCAGATCCGTAGGTAAAAACTCTACGTTTCATGCGCTCCGCAAAAGGCAACTTATCCAGCACCCTTAATCGTCTAGGGACTCCAGCAATCTTCTCAAGCTCGTCATTAAACGCAATAAATAGCGGGTGCATATTAATATCCTAGAAGCTAGCGCCGGGTATTCCATCCCAGATAAGCGACCAGGTGGAGCTGGCGCTATCAAAAGAGATGCTAAGGACATCAGAAGCGGCGATCTGATCGGTACAGATTCTGTAGTTAGCCCCAGCACTGCCAGAAGCATCGGCAGATAGAGTAAACCCTATTTTTGCGGTGGCTGGCGTACCTGAGATAGACTCAATGGTGAGCGCTGTCTTCTCGCCGGAAATATATACAGCATCCCCTACGGCAATGCCGTCGGTATTAAAGTCCGCGGCAGTGTCCTTAAAATCGGTTCCAGAGAGCGTCGTTGTTGTGCCGCTAGATACTACGGAGCCCCGCAAAAACTTAGCGAGGGCATTCGCGGTAGTAAACTTCTTACTCATGATCATTGTTTTAGTTCCTCAGCAACAAAAGCCTCTAAGTTATTGAGGACTCTGTTCTTTAAGATGATGTCACACATTGGGTTGTCTGCCCAGCCCACTACACGGATATAGTAGGTAGGTACGGGCTCGGATTCTTGGGTTGCGTCGTCGTCAAAACGCATCAACATCTCAGCCTCAAACTTATCCATATACTCAGCACGTACGTCAGCACTCTCTGGCAAAACACTAAGAAATGCCTTCTCTAGAGTCTCTCCAAACTTAGGTGGGAAGTCCGACTCTCCCCGAACGGGCCAGAAGTGGTACACCACGTCATTACCGCGCTCAGTGAACTCTACATCAAAGAACTTAAAACTCTTTGTTTCGAATTCGATTGGGGTTGGGATTGGCATATCCATGCTACTTGGCTCCAGGGAATTGCCTGAGATTTCCTGCTTCTGTAAATTCTGCATCTATTACTTCCTTCTGCTTAATTTCATCTAATGATGGTATTTCGGAATCTTCGATTATCCGCATCCTAAATGCCATCGCCTCTTCCTTAACGGATTCAAGGACGCCGCCAACCTCGGCTTTGTGCATTTCATCACGAGAGGCAACTGCATCCATAGCCTGACGAGTAAGGGCAGCAATACCCATTAAAGCACTGCCATTAAGGTTCTGCGGACCAGACCTACGTGCGTGCTCAACTTGCTGGTTAGCTAAGGCGATTAAGTTGTCGTAGAACAGCTCTGCCTCAATACGCTGACGTAAGCCTAGTCGTCCGTATGTTTGGGCTAGATCACCACGTACCGCAGGAAGGAGCTCTTCGCGCTCTTGGTTAGAGCGTAGAAAGTTAAAGACCCCGTCCTGAGACATGTCGCCAAGATTCCAAAAGTATTCGCAATACTTAGAAAGTACTCGGAGCGAAGGCACCAAACGATCTGTGTAGTTGAGTAGAAGCTCGTTGCGAGCCTCCTCTACATCACCCTTCATTAAAACGAGGGCCTCGAAATCCTTTCGGATATTTGCTTTAAGCAAAAAGTCTCGAGCCTCAACGAACAGTTCGGTGTTGCGCCAAGCATCTAGCAGTCTGTGATCCCGAAGCCATCGATAAAAAGTCGTACCAGACTTTTCTATGTTTGCTTTCCAGTGCTTAGGCGGAGGCCCCAGATCTGATGCAAGTGCCTGTATATCTTCTTCGCTAGGCGGCAGTAAACATCTGTCGGTACAGTCCGCCATTATCTCGAAAGAAGTTAGCTTCTTTGAGAGCAGATAAAGCAGGTACCGGCGATGTGGATATTCCATTACTACCCATAATAATAGATCCGCACTTAATACAATAGCAAAAGACTGCTACGGAACTGAGGTGGCAGGGACGTTTGCCCAGTCCTCATCTCCCCCTACATGAAGAGGAGATGACTTTTTATACTGCTTTAGCTTGCTCATGGAAACATTTTTTCCAAGAACTAGCTTTACGCCGTCTGCCGCACCCTTGTGAGCACGGCCGCCAGAAGCACCGCGAACGCTGTACTTCTTAGCGATCTTTTCAAGCTCATCCCAATAGGACGCTACGCTAGTAGGGGTGAGATCCACTACTAATACTTCCACAGGCGTTTAGTGTGCTGTAGTACCTTAGCGCGGTTCTGGCCGTCATCAACGGCAGTGTCGACATTCTTGGCTTTGTTATATGCCTTCAGCTTTTTCATGCCCCCGGGCCTAGAAATTAAGTCAGGGTTATTTGCAGCCGACTGGGTTGCAGCTTTTCGTGCCTTAGTATTGTATCTAATACGGCTTAATTGAGCTGACGTCGCTTCGGCTGCAGGCTTATGCCCTACGAACATTCCTCTGAGCTTACCCTTTTGGACGCCTTCCAGACGTTTCTTTATCGCAGCCCTCACGAAGTCCGCACTAACTGCTGTCTTATCAAGACCTGACGCAGCCAACTTTTCAAGTGCTGTATGAATGTTGTCATCTGAATAAATCATGAGTCACCTACTGTGTTTTAGCTTTCAGTTGCCCAAGACCTTGAACGACTGAGGTTAATTGGGTCATAGCGTTCTTAGCGGCGGACTCCCTTACGTCGTCCATACCCAAACGGCTCGCTACAAGAATCTCTGCCAGCTTAGAAGATACCTTCTCAAGCTCTGGGAGATAGTCTACGTAAAGAGATACGTTCTCAGGGGTAACGAACCCAAGAGATAGAATTGCATCAGCAGTCTCTTTATCCACAATAACAGACGCCTCTTTAACTAAATCTACTCGGTAAGGAGTAACGTCTACTGCATTGTCAGATGCTTCTTTAAGTAGGGCTGATTTAGCAGTGGCTTCCAACACTACCTGCCGGGTGTGCGGGATTCGGACACTACCATTTGCAGATGCTTTCTTCAGCAACCCACGGACCTGGTTACCTGCAACACCCATGGCGCTAAGGGCAAACTCCGCTTCTGCCTTGTTTAGTACTTCACCACCAAAGGCACTCTCAGAGTTAGCGCCGCGTAGCGAATAGAAAGAGCCATCGGAGATAACCTCAACAGAGTTTCTTCCGGCAACCTTCTGCTTCTCAAATAGATCAACACTATCCGTCGTGGCAGCTACAGTTACTTGCTTACCGTTTAGGGGAACAAATCGGAACGTATCCGGAATTGCATATTGCCCCGGACCTGTAGAGGCGATCTTCTGAAGACCGGGTACCACAGTGATCTGGACAGGCTCTCCATAAACAGACGTCTTACCACTGTACTGCGCTACCTTCTCGGTACCGTAGTTGATGGAAAAGCGATTGGTAATCTCTACGGGCTCCGTAGCCACTGCCATAGGACCAGACTGATACACAAAGATACCAGAGCCTCGGGGGGCTGCGTCAGGGACGATCACATCGTTCTTAAACACTCCAGCGATCTTCTCCTGGACGGCGTGCTCACCTTCCCCAGCAAATACCTGAAGGTCAAGCTCCTTGCCTTCTAGGGAAATCATCCGAGGGACGACAACGCCTTCAACGTCCTTACTTCCTACTCGAGTAGAGTAAATACCGAAGCGGTTGGCCTCTTGCGCAGTTTTAACAGTAAAGGACTCTTCGATGGGATCCACAGTAAGGGTAAGAATGCCGTCTTTCTTGAGTCGGTCCATAGCCTCTTTAGACAGGACATCCTCCGCCTCAAATCTATCTATGGTTTTCTCGGTAGGCGCATAGCATCGATGGCTTGCCGTCTTTACTCGATACCCCATACCATCAGCAACAAACTGAACAGTCGAGGGAGGAGTTGACTCTACCCTACTACTAGCAAGATCCGATGCAGTAACCTCTTTGTGGTCTGCAAGATCTTCAACGATGGCTTTAAGTACCTCGCTAGTAGCAAAAGCAATCTTTACTCCCATGCTGTTGCTCACAGACTTCTTAAAAGAGTCTACGTCCGCATCACGAAATGTTGGGAGAGCCGCCTTCCATAAGTTTACAGAAGAAAGCTTCTGAATACCTGTATTTGGTCGGAGGTTCATTGTAGGCGGATTGATCTGGCCGCCTAAGTCGTGGCCACCAAATGTATTTGGCTTTGCGTTGCTCTCAAACAAGTCGGGGCGGAAAAGAAGGCTCTCTACAGCCTCCTCTGACTCTGGATGCATCGTGTTTTTGTGTGAGTAAACATCAAGAGGAGACATCTCCCGATCCTTTACTATTACAGGAAAGGAGATCAGCCGCTCTTGCTGCGCAGCTGCCTGCTTAGTCATACGAGCTGGGTAGATCAACAGCTTCCCGATGCCGTACCCTCTAGCTTCGTCAATCTTATCTAGATCAACATCTACCTCGTAAGCCCTAAGATACGGAAGTGTTTTGTAAGCCACTTTAAGGATCTCAGAAGGCCACTCATTGGCGTCCGACTCTAATCGTGCAGTAGAAGCAACCTTCTCGAAAGTTACTTCTGGGGAATAAATAAGTGGTTTAGTGGACATGTATACCTCATACATCTTCTGATGGGTTCGACGCCTTTCTGACGCCAGTAGCGGCCTCATCAATAGCTTTAATCTTGCCTTCGTACTGACTCTTTAACAGACCTGCAATATCTCCGGTAACTAGCGCCATCAACTGTTCTACTTTCTTACCCATATCCTCTGTATTCCAAAGCGCGACGAACCCGAAAACGATGCCCGTCTCTCCTATACCGCCTGTTTGACGAATCTCTCCGCCAGCTAAATCAGACTCAGTGGCTTCTGATAGTAACACTACTCTACCATCACTTGTAGCTACTTTTGACTCACCTTGCGTTAGTTCCATAAATCCTTCGGCACCAACCGCTCTAGTTACCAAGCCCTGCATACCGCCTGCCTCTATGGGCAAGTAGATCCAATCAAGGTCAGTAATCAAGTCAATAAGATCCGCGAGGTCCATGATTACCTCTTCGATCTTCTTCAGCAGCTCGCTAAGCTGCTGTACTTTTCGAGCTATCAGTAGAACAAGTCTTTTTAGGTAATCATCTGAGGGAAACTTGAGCTGTTCTATTATCTCTCGTAAAGCCTCAAAGAATGCCTTTACTGGCGGCCCCAATATCTCAGCTAGAGGTACGCTACGCCATACAGGCATAGAGCCCATAAAGTACTGTAGCTTATCTCCTTCGTCAGGCCCTCCGAACGGGCTAGCAGGACCCATTTGGTTGAATAGGTACTTCTTTACCCCATCCATGGTAACCCGGATTTCCCCTTCTCCGTCTGCCATATCGCCCATGATCGATGCCGCCATAGCAGACCCGAGGCGTTTCATAGGCTTCATGCGCCAGCTATCTGCTATGTCTTCCCAATACTCCTTGGTGTACTCCTTGTCTTTATCTACTTTCCAATCGAAGAAAATATTATTGAACAGGGGGAGTAGCCCCTCTAGGCCGTCAAACCCAGGCAGCGCTTTTATTCCTATCAAGGCCCCGGTCTTAGAGTCCGCATCTGTCTGAGGGCGCCACGGATCTGTCTTGTCTTGGCCTGATGCCGCTATCTCCCACAACCAACCGGCTAGGCCGGTGCCCTTCCAAGGTAGATCACCGTCAACAGTATAGTTTGGGTTGTAGTCAGAGTGGACGGTCGCCCCGCTAATCGAAGCCCCTCCTGCATCCAACTCCCCGTCTGGTATACCTTTAGGCTTCCAGCTCCACTCAAAATCAAAGTTTATATTTGAGTGAAAACAGAACGCTATGTTGTTCTGGAGAAATGTAAGGACAATATCCTCAAGCATTCTGAGGATCTGATTGAGTAGAGCTTTCAGCAGATCTGTCGGTATAATTAAAAGTTCTGCTATGGCCTCTAATAGAATGGCTACCGCTTCGAGAATACCGGCAATTTGACCTACTACGTCACCAACGTCACGGATAACCTCCGTAAGCTGGTCGGTATTGGCCTCTATTTTTGTCCATTCAGCCATTCTTAAAGTTAGCCTTTGCCTTCTTTAGTTGTTCTGCCGCTGCCCTAACCTTCTCCGCAGCCTCTCTACTGACTTGATTATAGTCGACCAGGACTTCTATGTTTTCTCCTAGCCCCACTGCCTTATCTATCTCTTGATCACGCTGCGCAGAAACTACTGCATGCAGATCCTTAAGTTGCTGCATAAGATCAACTAGTGCCGTCGCATCTACTCCGCCTTTTTCCCACTTACCTGACATAGCTTCTCCCTATATAAATTTACCTGTACCTGTAGTAGCGGCCGCCGAAGTCGACGCCGAACCTACATAAGCCACATTACCGGTAACCGCCCCTACGATAGATCCGTAGGCCGTTGATAAGTTCATTATTAACATAGCTATCTGCGGAGTTAGCGGCCCTGCTGGAGCGTCTCCTAGATTAAACATCTTCGACGCAGTAAAGAATGTATTTAGCTGACCAGAAACGGCGGCGCTCATAACCATAGCAAGGTGCGGGTTTGACGCCGGACTTATAACGCCAGTCCCCACCCCCACTCCTGGAGGCGGACCCATCTGAACTTGACCCATGGCCATTGCTTGGGTTGCTACGTCAGTAATTAGGGCAGTAGCTAGAATCGGAGCAGAAGGTCCTGCCCAAGCCATGTTGGCAATAAATTTCGTTTGAGCGGCTGCTATAGCTGGGGGAGGGAACACAAAAGGTACGGGAGCAGCTGTCCCTGCTCCCGCAGTTCCAGTCACAATGTCTTTTACGGTCACTGTAAGGAGTGCCGCAGCGAATGCATTGCAGATACACTCAATCATGACTTGAGGCACGCAATGAGTAGGCACTCCCATTAAGACGTTGGTACGTACGGCAGCCGTAGCTGTTGGCATAGTGCTTACGTACTTCCCAAAAACAGCGCCGGATAAAGCTGAACCAACAAGAGGCATTAGACTATCGGAGTGCCAGCAGATAGGTCCGGCATCTCTGTATTGGGTACGTACGCCGGGCCGGGGACGCCTGCTGCACCTACGGTAGTTACTCCAAGAATCGGCGCGCCAGTAACATAGCAAACTGGATGAGACAGGGTGGTAACGACCGCCCCATGGCCACCTGGGGCGCCCATAGCAACGTTGCCTGCCATGTCCACCTTAACGGAACCCATAGCGGTGTAGATGCCCGCCCCTAGTGCGTTCGTCTCTACTCTACCAAAGGGAGGGGGAGTACCTGGCGCAGTAGGAGTCAGCATCCGTGTTTCCATTATAGCGGTACCCGACGGCGCGAGCACAAGCTCGCTTGCGCATACCGTGGTGGGTACAAAAGAAACTAGCCCTCCCGTGGCTAAGCCGCCCGAAGCCAAGCGAATTACGCCCAAAGCAGCGTTTAGCTGTATTTCACCAGTAGTGGACGTGACTTTGAAAGCAGTTCCGTCCTGCATAGCGTTAGCGCAAGAGATAGACTTTTGACCAGAGACCATCTCCATATCGTTTCCCGCCACAGAGGTTTCCCTAGAGCCATAGCTGGCAGTGTACTGACCTACCACGGCCTCGTTAACTGAGCCGGATACGTCGCTGTCTACGCTAAGGTGCTTCTCCTGGTACGGTCCTTGTGTCTCTACGTATCTACCCCCCTTACACACGTCTACGTGATCCCCGTCTGTTGCGTACATCCGATCGCCGTGAACAATGTCTGAAGAGTCTTTAGTAATCTCTGCGTGCCTCTGCCCGGCTGCCCACCGGAGCAACCCCTTTACCTCAACAAGTTGAGATGCCTGGTAGTGCTCAACAATAGCCTTCTCGTACGAGCGAGAGATAGTGCCAGCCTGGTGGAGACTAAGGTTGCCCTTCTTATCAATCCAAGCCTTGAAGTGGTCATTTACGTTTAGAGAAACGACAATCTCACCGTCAGACGAGTTTCCTATCAGCCTCTCTTCGTCTTCCTCTTCTATACGGCCCATCTTTAGGCTAATAATAGGCGGCTCTTCCGCAAACTCCTTAACGTCCAGGCTGAACTCAACAGGAGTCTTTAGTACTTCTGTCTCAACGCCTTCTTCGTCTGTTTTTGTAGTAGTGCCCCAAGTGTCCGCACCCCTTCTGCGGGACCAGGCCATTTGGCCTCCCGCAGCGTTCATCTCATAGGTAGAACAAAAGTCACGGATAAAGTTTGAGATAGGTATGTAGTACCGGCGAGCTACTTGGGATGAGCCAATTTCAATAACTCCCCCCTCTCGCATGATTAAGAAGTTTCCGCCCTCAGACGACATCATAATGTCGCCCTCATTAAGGGTGGGACGATTGCCCGCAAAAGATGGGTCGTTAGACTCTCCACCCTCTATGACGTTACCGTCTTCGTCCAGAGCCTCTTCGCCGTCTTTATTTTCGTCAGAGAGGACGGCGCCACCAATAATTACTGGCATACTCTTATGGCTAGGCCAAGCGACGTAGACTTGAGAACCGACTTCAGGAAGATAGAACAGTCCGTTGCCTGCGCCGCCTAGATACACTGGCATAATCTCAGCATCGACAGGATTGCTCTGGAAGTCAGTCTTTACCTTGCACGTCCAGTTAATTCTATCGACAGAAGTAACCATTCCATCTACTAGACGTACCGGCGTATATCCGTCTTTAGCTACCCCTTTACTTACCGCCTTCCCTGCCTTTCTTCTCATCAGTACTGCCCCTTCCAATCCTTAACCTTACTCTTCTGCCCAAACTCTGCTGCATAGGTAGCTGCCGGAATAGGGTGGAATCCGTGAATGTTTGACCGCCACCCCTCTCTGGCTGCTTGTGTAAGTGTAGTCTGAAGTTTATTAAAGTTCATCCTAGCTACCCAGTCCTCTTGCATCTCTAGGGGTAGAATATCTACGCCCTTCAACGCTGGGGTATGGTGAACTCGCTTCTTACCTTTCTTTGAGTTGTACGCCCTTACTTGAGAATAGGGGCGCATATCACCTACAACCCAGTCCGGGTGATCCCCAGGATCGTCTACGCGAGTCACGTTGGTAAGCGCCTTAACCACTACCTCGATATTTCTTCTCCGTACTGGGGCAGCAGTATTAACCACCCCCCTAATCTCATCCGTAAGGTAGTCCTGCACGCTCTGTAGCCCCTTTAGGACAAGCAGCTTCTTGGGATCTACTACGCCGTCAGACAATGAGTCTCCCTTGGACACCTTCTGGTGCAGCTTAACTTTCCGCTCTTGACTAGCGGGTACGTAGTGCTGCTTTCCGCCAATAGTTACGTACTCACCACCCTGCGGGGCCTTTTCTATTTTCTGGACCTTACCGGAACCGAGAGCTAGCGGAGCGGAGTTTGGCAGCATCTTAGGCATCCTAAGTAGCTGCTCGAGCCTCTTAAACGTCCCTTGGCTCTTAGCTCCCTTACCCTTGGCCAGACCGCCTGTATGGAAAGTATTAAGGCTGAGCTGAGTAGAAGGCTCCCCAATGGCCTGTGCAGAGATAATGCCTACGTTGCTTCCGATATCCCAGTCCTTGCCTCCGGATGACGTACCCATACAAGATTGGCAAACGCCGTGGGCGGACTCACATCTAAGGGGGCTTCGAACAAACAACTTGTCCCTACGACCCTTCCTAGCAGACGACAGAGTCTTGGCAGTAGTCACTGTGTTTTTACGATACCTCTTACCCCCGGTACGAATACCCTTAGCCAATCTCCTGTCTACAATATCCGGATCGTTTACGTCCATCCAGATTCCTTGCGACGTACCACAATCCTTCTGAGTAACTACCTGATTCATGCTGGAGTTTACGATCTGTTTCGATATATAGCCAGGGTCTCTAACACCCTGAACTTTCTGGATAGTTCCCTTACGAGCACCGTGCATAGTGGTCCAGTAAGAGGCTACGTCCATGCCCTCTGAGTACGACTTAGGGATCAAGTAAGGGACGACTCTATCCTTAGAGTCCTTTACTAAGATCGGGCTGCTAATAATTTGCTTGAGCTGAGAGAAGCTACCCCGTGAGCCCGAGTCAACCATAGTAGATATGTTGGTAGGGAACTTCTTAAGGTGGAATGTATTTAGGCGGTCTAGGTCGTCATCTACCTTAGAAAAGATATCAATGATCTTACTGTTCTTGGCTTCTGCCGACCCGCGGCCTCTGGCTACTTTCCTGGCCTGCGCGTTTGCCTTATTAATTAGCTTATCTCTATGGCCTTTGTTGATTACCGCAAAATCGTCTAGCCCTACAGAGTAGCCCACCTCATAGCTGTGTTTATTCCCAATATCCTTTAGTTTATTGGCCACCTCTCCATACATATGGGGGTGGTTTTTAGCAACGTCTGTAAGGACTTGCTTAGTTACGCCTTTATCGAAAATCCGCATAGAGCCAATCTTCTTCCTTCCCGTCTCTCGCATTTTCTTAGGCAAAGTAGACTCAATATCAAGACGCCCTATGGTCGTTTCGTGGCCGCCAACCTTAACTACGTCCGTGTACCCAATCTTGCCTCGCTTAAACTCTTTGCGGGCCTCAGACTCTGTCTTGAAAGACCTACGAGTCCTCTTTCCTGGCTTAGACGCTAAGTAGAGTCCCAGCAACGCTTCGTGACCTGGGGTGTATTGAACAGCGCCTGTAGTAGGGCTGAACAGATTGTTAGAGGGGTACATTCCCTCGGCCTCTTTTGACGCCTTAGACGTAATGGGAAGGTACACATTCATGGCGTCGCCATCAAAGTCTGCATTATAGCCAGCGGTCACTAGGGGATGAATCTCAATAGCTTTGCCCTTGACCAACCTAGGCTTGAAGGCCATCACATTATGTTTGTGTAGGGCGGGATCTCGCTTGAGCAGAATGGGGCGCTCATGAATAACCTTATTGAGCGCGCTCTCCGCAGCCTTAGTCTTTTTGCTGATAGCATCAAACGCATCTAAGGGCTTATAGTTGGCGCGGATCAACTCCCTAGATACAAAGGGCTCATACAGTTTCCAAGCAATACCTTCGGGCAGACCTAACTCGTCGAGGCCCATCCTAGGCTCAGGGACGATAGTAGAACGAGCAGTAAAGTCTTGCCGTCGTTTGATGATCGATTTTTGGAAGAATCCGTGCTTCGGGCTTCCCGAGGGCTGGCCAGAAAAAGACTTACGAGTTTTGCCAGAAATAATATCAATAATGCCTTTATACTCACCTTTTCGCGTAATGCTGCCGCCCATGCCAGTGAGCGCCTTAAGGCCGTCATACAGCTCACCACGAATGTCTTGCATAAACGCATCTGGAACACCGGCTTTTTTGTTGCTCTTTAAGCTATCATTAACTGCACCGATGTCTTTATATAAGTTGTTTAAGTCATCTGTAGAGAGGTTACCGTCCTCCCTAACAATGATGGGCCTGAACACAGGAGGGAGTACTGGCACTGAATCCATCATGTAAACAGTGGCGTTCGATTTATTTGTCTCTAGAGCTTTGAGTATACGAAGTTTGCTGTGGAGCTTATTTCGAGTCTCCCCACGGACGTCTTTAATTTTGCTCTCAATCTTCTTGCGCTCAGAGGACACGTCAACATCAGAGAGCATACTTTGCAGAGCCTTACCTCCGGTCTGTCCTTTGTACGAAGTGCGGCCCCGAACAACGTCTTCGTATTTCTTCTGTGTTAGGCCCAAAACCTTTTTAATAGCATCCTCAAACAGAGGGTTGGGCATAGGCTCAGACAGCTTAAAGTGCGACCAGCGGGTTCCTTCTACTCCACCGGTTACTTTCTCATCAAACAGGCCACCCTTCTCAGGTTTCAGATCCTTACCTCTTAGGGCCAGTCCGGGTTGCTGCAGCTCGCCTGCCGAAAGTGCTTTGACCTGCTCTTCTGTGAATGGAGACAGGACTAAGTGATTCCCCTCCTTCTTCACGTTTACTCGCATAGCATTCATGTACCCAAGGAACTTCTCGTAAGCAAAGGGCGTCTTAGGGGGAGGTAGAGGAGTGCCTTCTCGTAGCGCGTCCCATAGATCATCGTTCTTCGTCGACTTGTACGCGAACATCTCATGGAGATTCTCTCGAGCACCGTGGGCTAGCATTGAGTAAAGGCCCAGCTCTCCCAAAGACATGCCACCGTGCGGCGCTCCGCCAGCAGGCGCATGATTGATATTGTAAGGGCTACCAAAGCCGCCGGACCTGGCCGACATCTTCTTCTGGACCTGGTGCCGTAGTTTAAACGTGTACTGATTACCTACTAGTATATCTTGATCAAAAGGCTTTCCAGTCTCTGGGTTTATGAGAGTTTCTTTATCTTTGAGCCCTGCGCTTTTGAGATCTTCCTTTACTTGGCCTAAGTAGTCTGATCCTGGGGCAAAGTTCCTTACTTTATAGATGCCCTTCTTTTTCTCAGCCACCTTTCCTGCAGCGGTCTCTAAGACCTGCCCAATGTTTATTCGACCAGGGATGCCTAACGGGTTGAGTGCGATCTCAATGTGCTCACGCTTACCGCCTTTACCCTCTCGGTAAGGCATGTCTGAATCCGCTACAATCTTAGTAATAATTCCCTTATTGCCGTGCCTACCTACTAGCTTGTCTCCGGATTGGGCAGGTTCCTTAGTCTTAACGAACACAGATACCTTATTACCCCTACGAACGACGTCGGTAACGATACCGGGGTAGGGCTTGTCCCACACAACAGACCTGTCCCTGTACTTATCGGGCCTACCTCTACTGAAGGTTTTTAGATCAGACCGATACTTCGTCTCAGACGGCTTCCTTAGCAGAAGGACCAGAGGGTCTCCCTCCTTTACCTCTGCTCCGACCTTTATAACTCCGCCATCCTCAATCCCAGAGATCTGGTCCTTCTTGAAAGAGTAAGGGTGCTCAGCCAAGAACTTCTTTCGGTTAATGACGGCCTCAGAGTCGGCCTCAATTTCCTTCTTGTACATATGCAGCGAAGTGAGTTTCTTCGCCGCCGACTCTGAGATTACGATGCCGTCCTCGAAATTATATCCCTTAAAGGGCATGTAGGCGGTACGGAGGTTTGTACCTAACGCAAGCGTACCGTCTTTAGTAAAGCTGCTATCAGCTATTAGCTGACCTTTCTTTACTCGATCGCCTGCCTTTACCTTTACCGTAGAGTCGTACAGAGTCTGTCCCTGTAGAGGGAAGTTTCGGTAGAGCTGCACTTCGTATTTCTTCTTACCTTTGCGAATTACGATAGCGTCTTTCTTTACCCTATCTATAACTCCATCTACTGGAGACCTGCGGGACGCATACTTACCTAAAACCTGCTCAAAAGTGTTAGCGCCATCCGTCTGCACCTGAACCAGAGGAGCCTCCCTATTATCCAGAGGGACTGCCTGCTCTTGCTGCCTTGCAGCAGTCATAGCGCGATTGCCCTGATTGTTCTGTAGAAACGGGATCAGGTTTGAGCTGACGCTAAAGATGCCGCGAGCACTCGGTATTATGTAGTCCACCTTTTTCGGGTCTACGTTAACTACCTTGCCGTTTACTGTTGCCTTTACCGTTTTCCCTCGTGGCTTTGGCTTACCTCCAACAAACTCGTACTGATCGGGAAACCCTACAGTAGCGGTCAGGGCCTCTCCCGGATCCAACGCTTTCTTCTTTCCAGTCTTAGCGTCCATAAACGTCGAGTTAAGGGAGTTACCTTTCTTCGAGACGCCGATAGGTAGTGTAAGGGAAATGCCTGTCCGCTCACCCTCTGGAGTATGGATGGGATCCAAAAAACCTAAGTGAGACGGGTTGATTAGCTTTGAGTCTTCCGAGATAGCGTGGATAGACTTAATACCACCCTGCTCTCCCATGATGGTTGTCTTTCTTTGGCCAGCAAGCATCTCTAACGGATTGGTTTGCTCGCCCTGAGATACCAAAGATGTATGGAAGAAGCTTTTTATCTGCTTGTCGAACTCAGATGTAGGGACAATGCTCCGTACGCTCCTCTTTCTATCCAGGCCATTTATGATCTTCCTACGAGTCTTCCATGCTGCGTCCCTGATCCTGCCTGCGATTAGGTCCTCAGCAGAGTGGACAGAAAGAAAGTCTAAGGACGTCTTATCGTCCCCAGCCCGCTCTCCTCTAGACATAGACAGTAGATTTTTAGTAGCAGATAGTATCGTGCCTGACTCAACGGTCTTGTAGCCTTTACCCAGAGTCTTTTTGGTAGTCTCCTCTAGCAACTTAGTCTTTTTGAGTAGGTCACCTAGGAGGCCGCGAGCCTCCTCTATGTTCTCCGGCTTTTTGCCATTCACAGCTTTATAGAAGTTAGACAAAGCCCTATCGGGAGGCATCTTGTCTCTGTTTTTTCGAGCGATCTCTTTACCCCAAGTACGCTCTAATACTCGATCACTGACTCCCAGATCTTTCATTAAGGGGTACAGGGGTATGTGGGAGTTCTCAAACTTTAGGTAGAAGATGGCATCCTTGGGATCTACCTGTACTTTGAATGACCTGCCCTTAGCAAACTGATCTCGATTGGCTAGGTTGAACTCAGCTAGCAAGAGATCATTAGCGGCCCTTCTGTGGTACACGCCGGACTTAAGGCGAAACTGGTTCAGCGTTTGGTACTCATTACCGTCAACGATGTAGCCAAATCGATCTGTAATTTTAGGTATGTGGGCAACAATAACTTTCTTTCTATCGACTTCCTTACCGCCCCTCCGTAGGGATAGGTCAGCATAGACCGGTACATTCCAGCTCCGGCCTCTCATCAGGGCGTCTTTCTGCCCACGGACATCAGTAGACTTCTTGTTGTCATCTACCCAAACGTCGTGCAGCTTTATTTCCGACTTCTTCGTAGATACCGGAAAGTTGTCCCTGATAGCTTTCTCTACCTCAGTCTTAATGGCCGAAAACTGTTTCTCTGGAACAAGCTGTGACATTTATACTCCGGTAATCCACTAAGGATTCTCGCATAAGACTAATGGGTAAGCATAGTCGCTGCCCTTAGGAGATTAACATGACTCATGTATTTAACGATCCAAAGGAAGAAATCCCTGCGGATGAAGAGGAAGTAGAAGAAGATTGTGGAGATTACGAAGAAATAGAAAACGAACTTAATAGTTCTATATACCCAGACTAAGGATAGTAGCCGTGATACCTATCTTTGTACTAGCCGTTATTCACGGCGTCCTGCTCTACTTGAGCAGTTAGATGACCCCACCGCTTCGGCGAGGCGGAGCCTTCTCTGGAAGAGGCTTTTGCTCAAGGGAGTCAATAACCTGAACCTTCTGAAGAATTAACTGATGAAGGTTAGGGCTCTGATCCTCCATCTGTTTGAGGATCGGAGCCCGATCCTCAACAGGCATCCTAGATATTTTTTTCGCCCAGGCTTCTGCAAGGTCTACGACATTAACTGTCCTCTGCTCGCCGCCAGGCTGTTCTTGCTGCTGTTCTGGTGGAGCCTGCTCGCCCTGCTGCTGTTCAGCGGCACGCCTCTGGGCGGCCATCTGGATATCTTGAGCCTTCATCTGGTACTTAGTCGCAATCTGCTGACTCTCTCCCTGAATCTGCGCTTTATACATAGTATCCAGCTTGGTGACCTCGAGGTTTCTTCTAAGCTCCTTCTCAATGATCCTAAGCTCATCGAGAGCATCTTTATCAAACTCAGCAAGAAGGGTCTGATCAGATACCTTACGCATCTGGTTGAGGGACATAAGAAGCTGCTTCGATTGGACATCATCAGCCATCTTAAAGGCCTTCATATGAACGCCAATCTCTTTCCAGCCCATGAACCTAGCTACACTTGATATCAGAAAGTGCTTCAGGAAATGTTCATGCATGTCTCGGTAAGACAAGAAGTTGTTTTCCAGCATACGGAGGGACACACTCGATCCAGTCCAGCTCAGTCCACCGAACGCAAACTCTTGGGGTACGCCCATACCTACGATAATGTGCTCACTCCAAGCCCTTACCTCTTGCGTAAGCATTAAGGCACGACCGTTACCGCCAACTCGCTGGTACCCGACAGGTAATGGGAGGATGGGCTTATAGTTAGGGTCGCCTCGCCACTTACTCAGCTCTCGCTCAATCCGAGTCTTCCAATCAGACAAGTTGATGGTCGTATAAGGGTTTGCGTTAGCGTCCGTAGACGAAGGAAAGAGGATATCAAGAGGCACCAAGTGCTCGAGCATGACGGCCTCTTGGGCCTTCTTCATTATCTGGAGATAGAAGGAGTCCTTTAGGGCAGGCAAGATTGGGGGGTACCCCCAGCCAGCGTCGTTGCCCGAAAGAGAGGGCGTCGGTGCCTTAAAGTGAAAGATGTTCTCTCTAGTTAGGACGACCGGCCTCTTGCTCTTCATCGCTTCGATAAAGCGCTTAGGCGTCTCCTCTAAGTACTTAGAGTTCTTCTGCAGAACCCTTCTCCTCATTCCGTCAGGGATACGGTAGGCATACTCTGACTTTTGAGTAATAGGATTAAAATCGATGTCTAGATCAGAAGGATTCCATCGGATGAGCTTAATATCTCTATAGGACCTATAGAATACGTCTTCTACTTCAGCCTTTCCATGAGCGCCGCACTTAGGGCAGCTCATCGTGTACTCAAAGTTTCGGAAGTCCCAATCTTTTTTCCGCTTCAGCCGCTTGATCCGTTCCTTGAATCCGCAGGAGCCGCACTTTAAGTGCTTATGGAATGGGTAGAGTATGGATACCACACAGTTCCCATACGTGTGGTAATCAAGCCCCGCCTCAATCTGAAACTTATTGATATCAATTACTCGAAACAGAAAGTCATTCCACCTCTTGTAATTTTTATCAAAACCCTCTTCCCCCTTATCGTCGACGATTACTTTCGTAATTGGGTACGAAGCCATCTTTCGCGTAACGGAACTGATGAGCGGATTTACTAATACGTGGTAACGGCACCAGCGAAAGAGCTGCTTTACTGAAGTGGGCAACTCCATATGAGCAATGTCCCACCACTGAGATGGGTACCGGAACGTGTTGTTCCGCGCATCTAGCGATCCGTGCCTAAACCCAGACCACCGATACGAACTGCTCGGGCCAAAGCCCTTTGTGGAGATGCCCGCCATTAACTATCCTTACGTAAGTGCTGCAGTAGTACCGACAGCGCCAGTGCCGGCTATTGCGGTAGCCTTGCGTGGGTTCTTACCGGCCCACATTAGACCCTTACCGCCGTAAAACTTAGCCAGATCCTTCATGCTATTGCCTGTGTATTGTCGGCTCGTAGCCTTACCCACGCCTTTAGGGGCTACGGGCCCCGCCGCGCCCCTAAGGGCGCCCTGGCCGCCGGGTACCTTCTTAGATACTCCGCTCAACATTTTTGCCCCTGACCGAGTAGCCGATCGCGCAAGGTTAGCGAAAAAGCCTAAATTAGCGACTTTTTCAATCTCCTCAAGTTCCTCGACAAAGGCCTGGGCGATAAAGCGACCTTTTAAGTCCATATCGTTTAGTTCTTTAAGGTCGTCCATTTACTGCTCCATAATCTTAGGGAGGTTTAATAACTGTTTTTCTATCTGCCCGTTGTACTCGGCAAGTGCCTTCCTAACGGAAATAACGTGATTGACTTGTACATCAATAGCAGAGTTAGGCTCTTTTATATAGTCTGAAACTTCTTCCAGTCTACCAGCTACGGCAGCAAATGCACGACTAATACCTTTTCTCTTATCGTGTTCTGTCAAAGCAGCCTCAGCTACTTCGATGTGATCGTCGAGATACCACAAGCCGTCAAAGAGACAGGCAGCAGCCATATACCCACAAACGTCATCAGTATATTTGTGGTTAGCTACCGCAGCTGCAGTGGCGATTGCTATAGCTATCTCCTCTGCTTCGGGAGGCTGAGAGTAACTAAATATAGGAGGCTCACCCATAATCGCAGCAGTGACCTTCTCAAAAACTTCCCACTCTTTCCAAAAAGAGTCGTTAGCGTGCAGCAGCCGAGCAGCCTGAATCCGCTCCCAGGTAACTACGCCTATGTCTCCAAAGTCCTCTGACAGCTCCGCCTTGAGAGCCTCTGTGTCCCAGCCTATGTATTCAGGGCCGATATGCTTTATACATAAGGCGTCTAGGACGAGCAGATGTAGACCATACTCATCCTCTAGAATACCTGCGGGTCGCAGTAAAGCCTGTCCCACTACAAAGAGGCTCTCATATCATTAGCCATACGAGCCAGTACCTTCTTCTGAGGCATGGGCATGGACTCAAACATGGACTCAGGATCTTTTAAGAACGCGTTAGCAAACGACATACCGAAATGATCAGAGACTTCTTTGCGAGCGGCAGCAAGACGATGCAGTGCCTCTCCGCTAACAGTGTCTGCCCCTACGGTATAGGACTTAGCAGACTTAGGCTCGGGGTACGCCTTCTTAGTCATACCAAAAGTCGAGTACCAAGGATCGGACAATGTGCGGTCCCAAAACCGATCAAGTCCTGCCTTCTTATCAAAGTCGTATAGCCCATCAGCAAAAGAGTCGGGGCCGTCAGAGGCGCGAGACTGGGCCAGTTTCATAAGCTCTGTTCGAAGCTCTGGGGCGGCATCCGTGTCCATAAGGTGCTGGTACCTAAGCGATAGGTGGCCCTCTAAGACTGGGGAGTAATCACTCCCTGAATACTCTCGCACAGAATCGCTTACTGGCATGCCCATTTTGTCTGCAACGGAAGCCACCTTAACCGCAAACTCTCTACGTTCTCTAGGAACAAAGCTGCCTTTATTAAGAGAAAAGTACTCGTTCGCAGCAGCCAGCTGCTCTGCGTTATCGAGGGGATATGACTTACTTCCATCTGCCCGTTCGATGGCAAAGTTTACGTCTTGCCTCTCTGCTACCTTTACTGCGGGCATAACGTTCGTGACATCTACAACATTAGTAGTTGGGGGATCGTCTCCAGACAGATCATATAGGTCAGGCTGCGCTTCGATTCCGTAATGCTCACAAGCTACTAGTAGATTTGCGGCGGCCACTTTCTGCGCTTCTGGAGGTAGGCGGTCTTTCGTCATAGAAAAGTACAGAGAGGATAGCCACGTATTACCTTTATCAGCCGTAGCAAACTTCTTAAGCACCTTACCGTCGTCTACCATGACAAGAGCAAAGCAGTTGCCCGGGTCTTCGTCAGTAACAGAAGCCGCAGTCTTAATGAAATCCGGCAGATCGGCAGAATCAGACACGGTATCTTTAAGGATTGCTCCCATGTCGTCGTAAAAATCAAGAGTTGTGTGCTCGTAACCCATTATTTTCCTCGGTAAATTCGCAGATTATCTCGCATAAGCAAAGTGATCGCCATTAAAGCACCATTTTGTGCAAAGGAGGTATGATGTCAAATTCACGTCTGTATGATGAACTGCGAAAATCATCTAACGGACCTAGATCAAATAGCCAGAGAAGGGACTTCTCATTCTACCAAGGAAGTAGCACGGAGAACAACACCTCTGCCAGTAGGTTTAGAACAAGATCTACAAATTCGTCCTCGAATAGGGGGCAAGTAGCCCAGCGCAGATCGCATACTGGGCAACAAAACAGAAGAGAAAACAGCGGAGATAGGCCCTTTGCATATAGGCAAGAGCCGTCTGGAGACGTAGGGCAATGGAATCCTCCAACCCTCAAAGAAATATTAATAGACTTAGGATTAAGGATGCTAGAGGTAGCTATAGGAGCTGCCGCGCAAGAAGTAGCTTACTACTTCCAGAAGAGAAGGTTTATGCCCTAAGAAACTTTCTCCAACCAATCACGTCGAGCAGAGTCGTAGGCCCTAGTAAAGTTGCCTATGGCAGTCATTACTCGACGTATATCTTCTGCGGAAACGCCCTCAGTCTCTGCCTTCAGAGATAGATATTCGATTATTAAATCCAATGTCTGTATCTCTGCATCAAGACGATCAACGAGAGTCTCGTCATACCACCCTCTATCAGCACTGGTCTTATCTACGGCCATAGCAGTGTTATAGGCTAAATAACAAGTGCAGTCAATGGCAGTTGACTGCACTTGAGGGTTGTGGTAGCTAAAGGAGACGAGGTAAAAGTGGACATTAAAGAAGATCCCAAAGTTCAGGTTACTGCCTACCTTCTATTATCTCAGAAGAAGCAGCTATCTAACTTAAGCAAAGAAACCCGGATTCCCGAGTCGGCACTCCACAGAGAGGCCATAGATCTACTACTTAGCTCATATGCAAAGAAGGCTAAATAGTGAAACTCGGAGACCTGATACTAAAAGCTCGAAAGAGGTTGGCCCGTTTTAGGACGGTCAAATCGCTGGCTGATGAAGTCGGCGTATCTCTAGAGCACATGCGTCGGGTTGAGTCTAACGATTCTAGACCATCCGGGCAGCTGCTGCTTAAGATAATAGAAGCCCTAGAGATGTCTGAAACAGAGGCAATGAAAGCCTGGGTTCTGTTAGCCAAAGAGCAGATAGATCCAATAACAACAAAAAATGTAGTCATCAGTACCTCAGAGGAATCTCGTCAGGTAGCTAACAAATCAATAGAAGTCCTCAGACAGTACTATGAAATATCTGATGAGGATGCCGAAGACTACGTTCAAGAAATCTTGAAGAGATTAGGATGAACAACAGTACGTTACGGCGAGAAGCATCGCCGGATAAAGGGTACCGCAGCGATCAGCTGTGGCTACCGCTAAAACACATAAACAACCTAGCCGGGGTGAAGCAATCCCTGACTTTCCAGATGGATGCGCAGCCAGATATCCACGCCTGGTCGTTAACGGAGAACCATATCTGCGTGCCGAGGGAGTACATTCCTTATGAGAAGTATTCGGAGATGCCGTTCGAGATAGAGAACGTAACTCCTCACACATTCCCTGAGATAGTAGTAAAGCCTACGTTTACTCTGCGAGACGAGATCCAAGAGATAGGGAAATCTCACCTAGTAAACAGGGGCAGCGGCATACTCTCCCTATCGTGCGGAAAAGGGAAAACAGTAATCTCCCTCCATGCGTGGACAGAGATCGGAACACCCGCACTAATTGTCGTACCTACTCAAGACTTAGCCCATCAATGGATAAGTCGAATAGTCGAGCATACTGACATACGCAGAGAAGAAGTAGGGTGGATACAGGGAAATAAATGGGATTGGGATAAGCCGATAGCCGTCGCCCTTATTCAAACGTTAGCAAGCAGGTCCGACGAGATCCCAGAAGAAATGCGTAACCATTTTGGTGTGGTCATTTATGACGAGGTGCATCGGCTGGGGGCGCCTTACTTCAATAGAACGGCGTCGCTTGGGCAAGGAATACGTTGGGGGCTATCCGCAACGCCTTTCCGAAAAGACGGTCTGGACGCTTTGTATCGATACCACACCGGCGACATCCTCTACCAAAACTTAGAGCAGGAAGTAATACCCGAAGTCTTTTTCAAGAAGACTGGAGTAACTCTTACGGCAGAGGATGCAGATAAGCTCAAAGATAGGTCAGGGGAGATTAATATGCCCCGACTCTATACGTGGCTAGGAGAGCACGAAGATCGAAACAAGAAGATCATCTCCATGCTTGAAATGGCTAAATCAGACGGTCGAGTAGTGCTTGCCTTATCTGAGCGAGTGGAGCACCTGAAGTACCTGCACAGTAAATTCGACGACGCAGGCATTATCTATGGGGCAGTAAAGGGAGAAGATCGCCCAAATATCCTGCAGGACAATGACATGGTATTTGCCATCACACAACTGGCCCGAGACGGACTAGACAGAAAGGAGTTGGATACCGTTGTCATTACTATGCCCTTTACTGATCGAGGCAGGTTTGAGCAGATTATCGGCAGAAGTCAGCGAGCCAAAGAAACAAAACCAGTAGTTATTATTTTTGAAGACGAGCGGATACCGGGCTGTAAAGCGATGTGCCAGAAGCTAAGGGCACACCTTACAGACCTCAAATATCCGTACTACATATCGGACTAGATATATGGACACAGAAACTAAGATAGAGCTCCTTGAGGAGCTTGTGGATGAGTACGCAAACTGCGATAAGTGCGGACTCTGCAACCCTACAGACAGGAAACGAAATAACGTAGTATTCGCAGATGGTAATGTAGACGCATCTCTAATGATTATAGGCGAGGCGCCTGGTGAGCAGGAGGACTTGCATGGAGTACCTTTTGTAGGACCGGCAGGAGATCTATTTGAGAAGCTCCTACGCTCATTTAATAGCAGTAGAGACGAGGTGTTTATAACAAACGTCGTTTGTTGCAGACCCACACAAGAAGACAACCCGAGGAAAAACAGAGCCCCTAGCAAGGAGGAGATAGCTGCCTGCTCCGACAGGCTTCATCAAACGATAGAGATAGTAGATCCATTTGTCATACTCCTCTTGGGGAACGCCCCGCTTAAGTCCCTTACTAAAGAGCGCAAAACACTGACATCATTATCGAGGGATGAGAATCACTGTGCAGTAGACGTGTATACGAAGGGCCAATGTACAGAGGTAACTCGGCCCGGCATAGTGACATTCCATCCGTCATACCTACTCAGGAATGACGACATGTCAGACTCGGGTGACATGGCAAAGTCCTACTACGCGTGGGAAAAGGCGTTCGCATTAGCGGACAAATACAACGAAATTTACAAAGGAATACCGATACCTATGAGAGATACGGAGTAGTGCAGATGAAAGAAGACGTTACTCGCCTAGCCCAAGAGCTGAGCGACCTTAAGAAGAAAAAAGAAGAGATAGAAGAACACATAGAGGCCAGTCTGGAAGATCTTTACGGGACTATTAGAGAGCTGACAGATAGGCAGGAGCAAATAGCCGAAGAGATAGAAGAAAACAAAGCCAGAGCAGAGGAGGCCGAGCCAGAAGCGTTCGAGGACCTTAGAAAAACTGAGGCGGACATAAAGGCAACGGAGACTGCCATAAAACAAACTGTCTACTCTATGCCTATAGCGGACGTAAAGGACGGCATGAAGCTGCACGTAGGCAGCACAAAACTAGTCGTAACTCGACCGCAAACTACCGCACGGTATGACGTAGAGGGCTTGCTAAGTAAGTTTCCAGAGATTGAGTCAATGGAGATTGACGGCGACCCCTTGGTCATCCAAGAAATAGACGAAAGCATAATGGAGCGAGCAATAAACTCAGGCCGACTAAAAGTAGAAGACGTAGAAGACTTCAGAATTGTAGTAAAAGCCAAGAACCCATCAGTTCGCATTTCTGAACAACAGGAGAAGTAAATGAGCAAGTTTAGTAGTAGATCCGGTCGAACTGGGTCGAGAGGATATCGAGCATCCGTAGAAGAAGATAAAGTAGTTACCAGCGAAGCCGGGAGCGGCACACAGCCACTCTTTACGGAGGACATGATTGGAGAGAGCACTGCATCTGTAGGGCTGTCTGTGTCTATGGGCTTCAGTACTCAGTTTGCCCGGGAGAAATTTGAAGTATCTACTTGGGTAACTCGACCGTGCAAAGACTCTGAGGCCGACCGCGCCGCCGTCTTTGCCGAGTGTAAGAAGGAAGCTATCGAAAAGGCCATAGAAGTCCGCAACGAAATCGTAGACCAACTTCTGCCCCATATGGAGTACGTAAAGGACCTCCAAGACGATTGGGAAGCTCCGGAGTAGGCTGCCTTTCTCAGATCTATTTGACCTGAGTACCGGCACGCCATACTCTGTAAGGGCTGACCTAACGACTATAGACCACGCCTCCCGGTGTGGTTTGTGTGTCTATTTGTCTGTGGAGACAGAGGATGAATTATGATCTAGGGCTGATATCGGCCGTTTTAGAATCCAGAGATATTACTTCTGCCATTACAGCAGGAGCTGATACTCCAAACTTACTTGAAGATGAAGCACAGATTTACTGGGACGTACTAAAGGACCAGTATGACAGCTTCCACGAAGTGCCTTCTATAGAGCACTTCAAGACGCTGTGCCCTACTTATGAGCACGTTAAGCCGTCCGACTCGGTAGAGTCTATAGTCCATGAGCTTAAGACCATGCGACTTGGAGCTGAGATCGAGAAAGCCATACACGACTTGGCTGGCGTAAATAGAGTAGATCCTTGGGATGCTCGTACTCGCCTAATGAAGGCTACTGAAAAGATAGTAGCCAGAAACAGTACCGGGAATACGGACCACACAGTAGGCCATAATCTTGATGCACTCTTTCATAAGATCGAGCGGCTTCAGAGCGGCCAGGGGCTGATTGGATATCCGTGGCCTTGGGACATGTTTAACTCCCAAACGACAGGGCTATGCCCAGGAAACTGTATATACATATACGGTAGGCAGAAGAGTAGAAAAACCTTCCTACTCCTGTACCTGGCCCTGCACTACTGGTCCTTGGGACTAAAGGTTCTCTTCTTTACTCGGGAGATGACTCACGACGAGCTTATGTGGCGAATACTCGCACTGCTCGGAGATCTAGACTACTTGTCTACTCTACGTGCAGACATATCTACAGAAGCGAAGAAGAACCTACGCGAACAGCTGCAGGCAATTGCTGACAGCGATCGCTTTATCATCACCGACATAGGCGAAGGTACGTCTGCCTTCAAAGCAAAAATAGAGGAACATAGACCTCAAGTAGTTTTTCATGACTACTTCAAAGCTATGGCAGACGATATGATGGGAGATAAGACTGGCAGCGAGCATAGGTACGTTGCTAGGGCGGTCGACCAAATGGTTAACTACGTCTCTACAAAGGCGAAAATACCTCTCTTCTTTGCAGGGCATGCAAACAGAGAGGGCGCAAAAAGTAGAGGCACTAGTAGTACAGAACACGCCTGGTCAGACCATATTACTCGACGAGTAGATATGGCAATGAGAGTCGTTACTGACCGTAGAAACGACAGGATGGCTCTAATAGTAAACGCCGGAAGAAGTATACGGGAAGGCATCGGAATAACTCTGGATGCAAACCTATGTACGGGCTTCGGCGAGGTTATCGACGAAGATTACAGTTGGGTAAAGAACTTCGTAGAGCAAGAGGAGGAGGAACAGAAGAGCAAAGCTAGAACAAACAGCACTCCGTCTGGTACTCCAACTAACTCTAAGTTCTCATCCGGCTCTTTTAAGAAGTCATTTAGGAGGTAGCTTGGAAAGACAGATACAGAGGATTATCCAGAAGTATCTGCCTGACGCCAAGCCATCTGGAAGCTCTAACATCGTAGCTTCCTGCCCTTTTCACAATACAAAATCTGGTAGGCCTCTATCCATGGATATGTCTACAGGCCTGTGGATCTGCTTTTCTTGCGGAGCTACAGGCTCTATACATCAGTTTTTGTACGGGATGGGCCTAGATAGGCATCAGGTAGATAAGCTCGTATGCGTAAAGAATGAGCTTCCTGCGATCTCTAAAAAGACGCAGAAGAAGATGGACTTACGCAAAACTTGGGACGTGCTTCCAGAGTACGTACTCACTGCATACGATCACTGCCCAGTTCAACTACTGGATGCAGGATTTAGCATGGAGACTCTCCAAGAAAACGATGTGGGATTCGACTTTAAAGAAGATCGGATCACATTCGGTATACGTGATTACCTAGGACGACTAACTGCTGTAAGCGGTAGATCCGCGCAAAGTTGGGTAGAACCAAGGTATAAGGTATATGATTCCGCCTTCTACGATATCGTAGCTGGGTATGAGCCTAAGAATAGGCTTCATTTATACGGAATGCACACGATCTACCCTACGAGGTATTTCGACAGCAGCAACCAAGACCCCATACTCATTGTAGAAGGGTACAAGGGCTGCTTATGGGCGAGGCAATTGGGCTTCTCCGATACAGTCGCTCTGCAAGGGTCATTTATGACAGAGCACCAAGCTATGACACTTCTTCGTATGAAGGGGCCGTACTACATTCTCTTAGATAATGAGCCAGGAAAGGCATTTCCTAACGAGAAAGGTACGTGCCAAGCGGTTAAGATTGCTCGACGGTTATCGCGGTCGGGCCGCACTTATATATGCCAATACGAAGAAGGAGAAGAGATAGGTACCAGTCCCGATGACCTGACAAAAGAGCAACTACAAAAAACAATCGAAAAAGCAAAAACAATAGGACAATACTGGGCCCCTGAGCCCAGAGAAAAGTGGAGTAGAAAATACAATGGGATTCAGTAGATTTAGGCGGCACACTCCGCCAGCAAAGAAGAAATATAGCGGTGGCGGATCAGATAAACTGTGGCCACCATTTACCGCAAAGAACTTCATCCTTGATCTAAACGAGAGCGCAGAGATTAGGGTCTTGGAGCCAGAGAGTGGGGGATCGTATATCCGAAAAGTAGTGTGGGTAGGGTTCCCGAGGACCGCTACGCAGGACTTACCTATGTTTGGAGGCCGGGATGTATATAACTACTACTACCTCAAGGATAAGGAAGAGAAGCGGGAAAGCAACCTGTACGCAACTACGAAGGAGATCTTTGAGGTCATAGACTTTAGGTACTTCCACGCGCACGTAGTGGATGACCCAAAGAAAGACGGCCGTAAGAAGCTGATCTACTCTCCGTGCTCTGTAGAAGGACCGGACGGAAACCCTAGGAAATGCCGCGACTGCGCATCGAATGATCCTGAAGTAGCCAATAGAATATTTGGTGGGCATAAGGTGTGGGAGCTGAGCAGTAAGCAGGCCTCCGCGCTCTATGCTGTCGATGATCGTCTATCCGAGACGTGTCTTGCGGACGTACCTGATGGAAAACTCCCAGGAGATCTTTGCGGAAATGACATCTACTGCATCGGTTTCGAGTGCGAGAACTGTGGTGACGAAGTAGTGTCTGAAGAAGAGATTCGGAGAATGGATGGAGTTGAGATAGAGTCAGTTGCCTATGATGACGACTACTCTTGTAAGAACTGCGGACATAAAGGTAGGCCGAAAGAGGTCACTATTTGCGAGTACCACGAGGAGGGTCATCACGAACCTGTACGCGCCTCTATGCTAGACAAGAATCTAACAGTTACGCGTGCGGGCTCCAGAAGCTCTGACGGGAAAGCTACTAGCTCCCTTAGCTTCGATACTAGCGACCGCTTCGGCGGAGTAATCGATAAGCTCCGAGAGCACCGATTCTCGGATGAAGAGATCAACGAAATGTTGGAGCCGTGGGATCTCTCAGAGTTCTTCCGTCCGGAGCGGGTCAATCCCGACAAGTTCGATTCCGACGAAGAGTACGTCATGGCTGTACTAGACGCACAAGCTAAGGCGCTCGGAGTAGAGAACCCATACCGAGGGGTAGGAGGTACAGACGGACCTCCATCAGGCTCTAAGAGAGCGGTACCGTTTGGCAACAGCAGATTTGCTCGTAGATAAGCTACGATAAATCGATGGGCTGGACAAAGCGCCAGGAGGCCTTGGATCATCTCCGAGGTCTCCTGGCCTACTACTATGTGAAGTCAGGGTCTGCCCTCTCAGAAGGACGCCTGACTGACGGAGTAAACAGCGTAGAGATGTACCTACGCATAGCGCGGATGCTGGCAATAGAGCCGGATCCACTACTAATAAAATTTCAACGAGAACCAGAATGTTATTCACACCAGAGATTCAGAGAGATCTGGGGGAAGCAACTGCCTTACTCGATGGAGACAACCTTCTAATAGGAAATGGCCACTGGGCGGTAGTAATTGACCCAGTGGCTAACTTCCTTTCGGAGGAACTCCTTGAGAAGGTGTTTGTACCTCTAGAAGGTCAATTCATAGATTACCGAATACTAAACGGCACAGAGATAGACACAGAAGCAAATATGTTTAGGCCTGCCATGTCTAAGAAGCTATCGAAGATAGTTAAGAAAGAGTGGGTAGGTACACACAAATTTAGTGTGGACGGCCTATACAAAGTAATAGACAACCACCTATCAAATGGTGAGCGGCGTAGCCTTACGGACTTATTCTACGCTGGGAAGGCCAGGGCCTACTACCCAAACAGCGACGAGGGATCGACCTTCGGCGCTCGGATGAGAACACAGTCTGCAGCTAAGTACGTATTCAACTTTGACAACAGAGTGGTAGCCATATCCGGAGGCTACTTGCGTAGCTTTGCTGAGATGGGCATGGAGATTCTGTGTCCAGTAGAGAGCTCCGAAACTATACCGGGAATGGAGATTTACTTAGACGGCCGAGTAAACATAAACGGGGCAGTGATGCCTACATCAGACTCGGGAGTAAGGGAGTCCGTAGATGGGCGTAAGCTATACTTCGATGCAGCGGAAATATGCTGGTCTACGGAAGATGACGCCATCCATGAAATATCTACACACGAAACTTCATTCCACCCAATCAAAGTTCAAAATCAACAGATAGACGTAGATGAGCTAGATGTGTTCTTGTCTCGCAGCTATGACGGACTTCGGAAGGCTGTGAGTGTACTGAGGTGGAATGGCCACCCAGAGGCGAGCATTTATAAGCTCCTTCGTGACAGTCAGTATGACGCATGGTGCGTCATCTACAAGAAGGCATTGGAAGTAGCGTCGGAGATTCTTGATGGAGATAAGATACCCCACGTAATCAATGTGCTCGGTGCGCACGGCCCAGGAAGCTGGGCTGTCCAAGGCGCGATGTCCCGACTCAAAGGCGAAGCAACTACCCTATGCAAAACGGTAGAGGAGTTATCCGATCTAATGGGCGAGCCTCTTGGATACGGACCGCTCCCAGAACTAGTAAGGCAAGTTGACGAATTGGAGAACGAATGCGGTTTGTAACTGACGTACCAAGACCATCATTTGTAGATACGCCAGAGAAGCTAGAGGAGGCCATCAATAGGTGCGCTTCTTCTAAGCTTCTCGCCTTAGATACAGAGACACTGGGCAAGCAGTACAAAAGTCTAGATGACCAGGTCTTGTATATGGGGGCCTGCCCCGATGAGTCCGTCAGGTACTTTGTACCTAGACAGTATGTACACCACTTTAAGCCCGTAATAGAAAGTCCTCATATAACTAAGTCATTCCACAACTTTAAGTTTGATGCACATAGGCTGGCAAATGCAGGATTGACCGTAAAAGGCCCTGTCGCAGACTCTTTAGTATTGGACTGGCTCTACGATGAGGACACTAGAGAAAATAGGCACTCTCTAGACAACTGCTCTTGGGACTACTTTCAAATCCCTATGGCAAAGTATAAAGCCATCGTAGGGAACAATGACCCTAGAAAGATCCGACCTGGCCACGAGTCTTGGGAAAAGTTTTTAGACTATGGGTCGCTAGATGCCTGGGTAACTAGGAAGCTAGCTCTGTACCTATTCGACAAGCTGGATAAAGTTCCTCTGTGGTCAGGCCAAGACTGGACACTGACTGATCTCTATTGGGACATGGAGGAGCCCCAGCTCCGCTGCCTCTATGAGATGGAGCGGCGAGGCATCAATATCGACACAGAGCGGCTAGAGACAGTTAGTAAGTCTCTCGAACTCGATATGGAAAGGATCGCGGGAGACCTCTGTAAGCTAGTAGGCAGGCCCATAAATCCGCAGAGTACTAAGCAGGTTGCTCAGCTACTCTTTGAGGAGAAGGGCATTAAGCCAATAAAGACCACCCCTAAAGGTGCTCCCAGCTGCGATGAGGCATCCTTAGACCACTACGCAAACGTAGATGGGCTTGAGGAATGTAAGCTGATCGTGAAGTACCGTAAGGCAGGTAAGCTATTAGGTACTTACGCCAAGGGCTTGCTCAAACACGTACAGAAAGACGGGCATATACATACCAGCTTTAGTCCGCTAAAGGTAACAGGTCGACTGTCCTCATCAGAACCAAACCTCCAGAACATCCCTAGACCTAACTGGGACGTTCATGGAATACGGGCGGCGTTCATACCCGATGAGGGCTGTAAGCTGATTGTGTCTGACTACGCTCAGCTAGAGATGCGTATTATGGCAGAAGCATCAGGCGATAAAGCGATGATCGAGGGCATCTGCGCAGGCAGAGACATGCACTCGTATACAGCTAGCCTGATGATGGGAACTTCATACGAAGATTTCATGAAGATGAAGGAAGCAGAAGATCCCGCAGCGAAAACAATGCGGCAAGCTGCTAAAGCCGTAGGGTTTGGGATTATCTACTGCATCGGACCCCAAAAGCTGGCGTCAAACTTATCTAGCAGCCTCAATAGAACCGTATCGGTAGAGGAGGCTGAAAAGTACCTAAACGGATACTTAGCAGCGTTCCCTGACGTGAAGAATCAGATTGATTGGTTCAAGAACCACGCCAAGAAGAAGGGTTACGTACAAACTATCTGTGGGAGGTTTCGTAGACTGAGTAAGCTCAAGTCCCGTAAGTGGGGCGAGAGGGGTCATGCAGAGAGGCAGGCCGTAAATACTCCGATCCAAGGATCCGCCGCAGATATCGTTAAAAAGTCCATGATTAAGTGTGCGCAAGATGCATATCTAAATAGTCTTGGATGTACGCTGCGGCTCCAAATTCACGATGAGTTGGTGTTCAACTGTCCTGAAGAAAACGCAGTAGAAGCAGCAGAAATCATAAAGGACTACATGGAGAATCCTTTTGTAAACCCTCTGCGAGTACCATTACCCGCAGAACCAGTAATCGTAGATAATTGGAAGGAAGCTAAATGAGTGAATCTCACGAGATCGCGTCTATCGACGTGTTGTTTGAGGATACCCCTGATCTTGCATTTTTAATAAAATGTACGTGTGGGGTATCCTACAGATTCGTAAGGGAGTTCGACCCTGAGTGGAACTTCTGGAACAGACATTACTATATGAGGGCCGTAGAAGAGGCCTACTCGGTACCATGCCCCATGGAGGACCCAATGGAAAAACGTGCAGTAGTGGTCACAGAAAAAGAAAAAGAAGCCCAAGAAGCAGTAAAGAAGCAGTCTAAGAAAGAAGAGGAGACACCTGATGCCAAGAAAGAAGAAGCAAAGCGCTGAGGCACTTGCAATAGCCCCAACAGCAGAAGATCGAGAACAGCTAATAGAGAATTTAGTTGCAACGGCAGAGAAGCAGTTTGGGAAAGGATCTATCGGAACGCTTAGAGGTAAGTTCGCCGTAAGAGAAACTGCGAAAGGGTCCATCTCTACAGGGTCTATTGGATTAGATCACGCTCTAGGGGTCGGAGGACTGCCTAGAGGCCGTATCGTAGAGGTATTCGGACCAGAGGCCAGCGGAAAGACTACGCTCACGCTACATCTACTTGCTGAGTGCCAGAAGGCGGGAGGCGTAGCCGCGTTTATTGATGCGGAACACGCCCTTACGCCAGAGTACGCAGAGGACGTAGGAGTAAATCTCGAGGAGCTGCTCTTTAACCAGCCGGAATCAGGAGAGGATGCCCTATCCCTAGTCGATCACTTAGTGAGTACCGGAAAGGTAGATCTAATCGTCGTAGACTCGGTAGCTGCCCTAACTCCTATGAAGGAGCTGGAAGCAGACATGGACGAGCTGCAGGTAGGCCTACAAGCTCGGCTTATGAGCAAAGCTATGAGGAAGATTACTGGTACCATCGGTAAAACAAACACTACAGTAGTATTCATCAACCAAATCCGTATGAAGATCGGAGTAAAGTGGGGATCGCCTGAAACTACTCCTGGAGGCAATGCTCTCAAATTCTACTCGTCGGTGAGGCTTGACGTCCGAAGAATCGGCTCGCTGAAAAAGGGCGAGGCTGTCATGGGCAACCGAGTAAAGGTAAAGATCGTAAAGAACAAAGTGGCTCCGCCGCATAGGACCACAGAGTTTGATCTTATGTTTGGTCAGGGCATCAGCTGGGAAAGTGAGTTGATGGACTATGGAATTGCGTGCGGAGCAATCGAAAAGAAGGGCGCCTGGTATTCATACAACGGAGAGTCGGTAGGACAAGGTAGAGACCGAGTCGCCGCGTACCTAAGAGAGCACCCAAAAGTAGTAGTAGAGATTCAAGAAAAGGTAAAGGAGTACTTAGATGGAAAGGAGGACTAAAAATATCAAAGCTACTTGCACCCTATGTAAAGCAAGAGGCAAGGTAGCAATACGCTACTTAGATAACGGAACCGTCGACGTAGTTGACTACATTACGCACAAGTCTACGTGCATCCAAAATCACCGAAAGAGGCAACCTAAACATCTGAGAAGAAAAGAGTGGGTAGCCCAAGAAAAGAGAGCAAACAGTCTCGTAGAGGCCAGAGAAACTCTAATGTCGGGTGCCGTCAATGAAGATGGCGATGGACGTGCTTTCCATGAATGGCGGGTTGAGTGTAAGAAAACCAAGACTAATAAGTACAGGCTTACCCACAAAGTATGGGAAAAACTCTGTACTGGCGCTCTTGAGGCAGGCGAAGAGCCTCTCCTACATCTCCAGATAGGCAGTATGCCAACACGACTAGTAGTTGTTCGAGAGGACTGGCTAGATAGCAGTACCAAAGACAACGCGGGCGGTTGCTTAGAAGTAAAAGGGAAAGGCATAAGTATCTACGACCACCACATTAAAACTACGCCTATGTGGATCGAGGGCATGGAGTCATCCCCTTGGATACTTGCAGAAACCGAATTTGAAGACATAAAAAGGAGGCGCGATGAATCTTCAGTTGGAGATAAATAAGTCTCTACAAAAAGACAGCTACCCACAAGATGTAACTTTGTCTGACATAGTTAAGCGTCCCTGCACGTACCAACAATACTTACGCTTCCTCGGCGAAGAGACTGTAAGTTTAGAGCCTGCTAATAGAATAGCTCTAAGGAAACTTTCTGTCGGACTACGGGAGATGGTGCAAAAGTATCTTTCAGGATGCTACGGCGCTCGGTACCAAGAAGGGTTCTCTAAGAAACTTAACGAAGTCATAGAAGTAAACTTTGACGGAGTTATTGATGGAGATGTCTTAGTTGAGATTGTTCCTCTGCCGGATAAAACTTTCAACACGATCACAGAAAGAAGGCGACTACCTCCTTGGGTAGTAGAGACAGTAGCAACTAAAGCACACCTACTAAATAAGGAGTCGGCTCTAGTTATTACGATGAATCGTAATAGCCTCAAGTGGTCTTGTTGGAACGTAACGGAAAACTTTGAGGACACAGCTAAAGCCGTTCTTAGGAAAGTTTTATACTTTCAAAAGTTAGTAGAAGGGTCTGCGGAACTGTCAGGAGTCGAGTCTGAGTGCCGTAGCTGCCCATACGCTTCTGTCTGTGATGCCCATAGAGGTAACCCTCACCCACAAGTAAAATCAAAAGTAGGCGTAGCACCGGAGTTTGGTGTAGCAAAAGTTTTAGATACTTACTTAGTAGGGCTGAACAACAAACCTAGTGGGCGGTCTACTCACTGCATACACCCGTCAGAGTTTAGTATCTCTGAGTGTGACCGTAGAATAGCCTACGGCTTGGTGGGAGAGAAAACTAAACCAAAGATAGGTGCAGGGTTACGCAGAATCTTTGATGCAGGGCACTCAGTACATGAGGTTATTCAAACTGCACTAGAGGACGTATTCGGTGACGAAGTTGTCATTGAGGCTGAAGTAGATGACCCTGACCTAAAGATACACGGTCACTGTGACGGGATGTTTGAAAGTACCGGCTTCGAAATCAAAAGTATTTCGTATAAGGGGTTCGACAAACTTTCAAACGCAAAGTCTGACCACCAGAAACAAGGAACTTTGTACGGCAGCATCCTAAACTTAAAGGAGATGCAGTACATCTATATAAACAAAGATACGGGAGAGATCGCTTGCTACAACGTACCAATAGATAAGAAACTTTGGCATCGACTAGCAGGAAGGGCTGAGCGGATAATTAATACCGTAGAAGCAGATAAGATGCCTCCCACAATCGATAAGGACTACGTATGTAGAACATGCCCTTATCAATGGAAATGTAAACCAAGACTATGAGGTAACTATGTCAGCAAGATTTCAAGTAGCCCGTAATATGAATGTCGATGAACTTATCGAACTTTACGACGGGATCATAGATGACGTTTCTCACAGTTTGCTCGAAAGTCAGATATCAGAAAGGTTGCCTATACCTGCAGCACCTACAGGCATTGAGGCTGTAGTAGAGTATGGAGAAAACCAAGACCCTCTGATACCCGAAGATCTTACAGAGTTAGATAGTGTATCTATCGGTAAGTTATTTAGTTTCATATCAAACTGGGCAAACTATGTTCAGAGTGAGCTAACTAGAGCAAAGTGCATACATCTTACGATGAAGAGAAACTGCAAAGTAGTAGAGTCAGCTCTAAGTATTTACTACAAAGAAGAAAAGGAAGTCCCAGCCAACCAGGTCCAGGACCGGGTAGCTACCGACAAGCGGTATGCAGAAATAGACGGAGCTGTACTGAGAGCAGAAGTATTCGTTAAGAAAGCTGAGACTAGGTATGAGCAATACAAAAGAAGCCTAAACTTAATCAGTAGAGAGCAAACTCGTAGAGGGGAGGAGTTTGAAAGAAACTCTATCTCAGAAAGTTCTGGCTCTAGAAACAGATGGAAAAGGCGCTAACGTGGGAGTAGAGATAAAGTTTGAGTTTGCAGAGCTGCCTGTTTCTGTAAATAGACTCTACTTCCATAAAGGCGGTCGAAGAATACTTACGTCCGCAGGTAAGAGATTTAAGAATAAGTTTATCTCTGAAAGAGGTGGAGCATCAGAAATCGATTTGATGTCCTTTAGTGCTGACCAAGAGTCGATGTACGAGCTCCACCTCTGGTTCTATATGAAGCCCGAAAAGTTATACAACTTTACTTACGGCAAAGATAAAAGAATCAAAAGTCCATTCAAGGACATAGATACCTCAAACATGATCAAACTTGTAGAGGACTGCATAAGTCAGCTTGTAGGAATCCGAGATCGAAATAACTTCACAGTTTGCGCGCATAAGAGACCCAGCGAGCAAGAAGGTCTTGTCGCTATCTTGAAACCTATGGAGGAGTTTGACGATGAAACAATCTGACCTGATCAAACTTATCCTTGAGCATGATGATCGCCTCTCTCGAATAGAGGAGCTTCTCTTAGGAGAGGCTCGGGCATCGCTAACTTTACCGGAGCCGAAGAAAGCTACTGAGGCACCTGCCCCAAAAGCTAAGAAGCCTCGGAAGAAGAAGGCACCAGAACCTATCAAAGTAGACTTCTCTAAAGTTTACGAAATGAGCGATAGTGAGTTGGTACTCATCTGCAAGGATATGGGAAATAAAGGCGCAAGCCGACAAATGCTCAGAGAAGATTTGCTTGCGTTTGTATTAGGAGACTCCATACAAATGGATGACCCTCTGAGCGCAATACGGGATAAGACCTTTGCTTACGTAAAGGGAAATTCGACAATGGTTAAATCGGTACAAAAGTGCAGCTTAGACTGCCCTACGTGCCCCAGTAATACAGTAGTAGAGTGCTGGTCCGTAAACTCGGACCTAATCGAGAAGGAGATATAGAATGGCACAAAGTATTGAGATCACCGCAGAGACACCGATAGACGATCACCTCATCAAAAGAAGGGGCCACCTAATCAAGCTAGGGCAACTAGTTTTCGGTATCGACGGTACTGCAGTAGTAAGGGCGCTTACGCAGTTTAAGACAAACGCACAGTTGGCAGACGTGATCGACGCAAAGCGGTCACCTCTGTTCGCCGTTATGGACTACTCTAACTTTATAGAGAAGACAGATAGCGGCTGGGCGTGGCCTACAGCAGACGATGCTATCGCCATGCTAGATGAGAGGATGGCAGCTAGAGATAAGTTTATGAAGGCGTTTGAGGCTAACTCAGGCGTTGCTCCAGAAGAGCTGCAAACATTTCTGTCAACGTTCTGGAGCCGTCAGGACTTGACTAAGCTATTTGAAGAGTTCGTAGCTACAGGGAAACTACCTAAAGAGGCCCAAGCTGCAAACACTGCACCAGTAAAAGAAGAAGTCAAAGAGACTGAAAAGCCAGCGGAGGAACCAGTGGCTACTAAGAAAACCGGCAGAGGAATATCCGACTTACCTAAGCTAGCAGAGCTGCGTGCTGAGGCCGACAGATTGGGAGTAGACATCTCCGATCTAGGGAGAAAGCGGTCGGCTATCTTTGCTCGTCTGCAAGAGTATTCTTCGTCCCAGGAGGAGGCTCCGCCAGATCTGCGAGTAGTAGAGGATGAGCCTATCCAGCTACACGAAGAGCCTCCAGCAGAGGTTATCGAAGTGTTTGAGCCCGACGAGTCCTACACAGAAGAAATGCCTGTGATACCCAACCACACAATCATTCAAGATTCTATAGATGATCTGAAAGAAGAAATTGGGAGGGTCCAGACAGCTCTTAGAGGTATCGTTGGGTACTTAGATACCCTGATGCAGTCCCATACCGCTATGGTGGATATGTTCGTAAAGGATGGGTATCTAAACGAGGGCGGAGAGCTGCCTGGTATAGACAACGACATCAAGAACGATCTATCTGCACTATCTGGAATCGAGGACAGATTCGGACTCGCTCCGGTAGAAGAGGAAGAAGAGGTAGTCGTAAACGGTCACGTAGGCTCTGCTATGCCTGATATCGTGACTGAGATAGAGCAGAGCTTGGTCGCTCCTCCTATACAAGAGGAGCCTGCTACCGAAGGTGTAGTTATCGAAGCATCTCCATCTGTTGAAGGGCCGATCCTAGATAAGATTAAGGACGGTCACGTACCTGCAAGGGACGAGCTGCGGTCTCTTGACTTGGAAGAGTTGAGAGAGATTGCAGGGTACTTAGGAGTACCTGATCCACACACGAAGGTGTATAAGCAAGGTCTCATAAGGCAAGTAATCTCACTTGCCTCTAGAGGACCACAGTAAGGAATACCCTTACAAACTAAGAGGCCGGGTATCCACCCGGCCTCTTTTTTCGCCATCACGTAGTATCCTCGTCCGATGATCCGTTGCTCTTCCAGGTACTGTGCTTCTTTTGGATAGTAGCTACTCCGTCATCCTCTTCGAAGTAGTTCTCATTAATATCACAGTTAAAGGCAATCTTATCCTCAATCGTCTGAGTTGTTAGGCTCTCTGTATAGCCGGTAATAAAGAACCCGGTGTGCTCATTTATGCTGTAGCCGGTTGTGCCGCCGTCAACATCAAAGGCCGACTCGTCTGCAAATATCTTTGCTACGGCGCCGTCTTGCTCTGTCCGAAATAACACTGCCCGCCTATTTTCTATCCCGGGGATAGTAAAGTCTGCCTGGAAGTGAGGAGACAGCTGGTTCGATGAGTAGGCACCGGAAGAGGCGTGGTCGTGGCGGCCGTTATCCATGTACCAAGACCTGAAGTACTTAGATTTAATATCTGTCCACTCTGTGGGCATAGATTGACTACTCCCGTGCTCTTTTATTCGCCCTACTGCACCTAACTTCACCGCGAGCATACACGGCGTCTTTGGGTCGGAGTCAACTATAGTCTTCAACGCCCAAGATATATGAAAATCTACCGACCCAATAGGAAGTTCCGGCAATAGCGGTTCTAGGTTTAGGTTTGCTCCGAGTGCAGTAGCTACGCTATTAGTATCGTATCCATCTAGATCTCCGCCGATATCAACGCCAGTATTCGGGAAGTGCCCCTTGGCTCTGTTATAGCCTCCAGTAAAAGCTGCAGGACTTGCTCCGGCAGTCGGCGACACCGTATCCCCGTCCCAGCTAGGATGCGCGCACTGAACTCCATCATCAAACGCAACAGCCATATCAGGGCTTGGGCGATAATGAATCGCCAGTGGCTGCTCAAACTTTACATGCTTACCTATCTTAGAGAAGGGTATAGCCCTTACCCAATCTTTATCAAAGGTGTTCGCAGTCGGACTAAACCCGCCGTATTGGGTGTACGCCCCAGTGTTATCGTCGTCGCCGCCAGCGCCTACAAAGGAAGACGCCAGTTTCCACTGCGTCTCCGTAGCATTAGCGTGTAGATATACCGACCCTATACACAACCAAGTGCCTTCGTCGTCGCCGTACCCATCAGAATGAAGGGTCGTATCGAAAGTTCTAGTGCCCTGGCCGTAGCCGCCACCAGAGGATGAGAATAGCGGCGGCCATTTAGATATCCTCGCCTTTACTCGAGAGCACAGCTTACCACTACCCGTGTCTACGACGTAGTCTTCGTGCGGCCGTATGTAAATATAGTTTCTACCCCAAATTACATTATATGGCTCAGCTCCGTCGGTTGAGTTTATGCCCCAGTAATGGCCTCCTATAGTAGCCCCAGTTCCGAGACCTACTGATGGCGGGGAGGGATGCCAGATCCCCGTCTTGTAGCCGCTTTCTTCTCCATACCACACAGATTCTCGAAGCTCCAAGCAGTGGTTCGCTCTGTGGGTATTATTAATAAGACTGGAGTTACCACTAGACCCGAGCCAGTGACCTGTGACAGTCGTGTTTATATATGTTCCGTCTACGTGAGAGATAAACGTGTCATCAAAAATCACCATCCCGCCGCTAATATAAATCATATCAGCGCCTTTTGATCCGCCAGATCCTTGAGAATCTGTGTAGATATGATCAAAGCCGTTCAGGACTTGGTAAATAGGCTTGGGATTGAAACTGCCGCTCTTCTCAATCTTCCCAAAGTTGAGGAACGGCACGTATGGACCTAACGCTACGTTAAGCTTTGAGGTAAGTACCTTAGCGCCCCCATCCGTAGACCCCGTTCCGTGAGTATCCAGGTCAGATTCGCTAATGACGGTCGCCGTAGCAGAAGATAATTCCGTTTCGGTAACGAACTTATTAGAGGCGGAAGGCGATGCCGCTCCCGTAATGGCAGCCGCCTCATCTACAGAAAGACCTCCATAGTGCCAGAAAGTCTCGTTGTTAAACGTTTTACTGGGTATGTTGCCGCCCTCTCCGATCATGGCACCGTTCCACAAAACGAAGTGGTAGTCGGAAGAGCTGCTCCAGTAGAGCTTGGCTATAGGAATAAAGTAGTCATCTACATGGGTTCGGTCTGCGTCAGACGTAACCTTAAAGTTATTTCTAAACCCCTCGTCAGTACTTAGAGTACGTCCGCCATCTTCCCAAGTTACTCCGATGACGGCATACCCTGGGACAGCGGGGAGGCCTATCGAGGCGCTAGTAAAAGTTCCGACAGACTCTGTGTATAGGACCCCTACAGGAACAGTTATATGACCTACTCGTCCTGGGCGGCTAATAACTATAGGGCTGCCCAGGATGGAGAGCTTTATAGCGTCCGTACTGCCACTTACTATCTCGCACTCCATGCTCCCTCTATGAGAGTACTGGTAGGTACGCGCGCCAGATATGTCCAGCAGAGATACCTCTTGACCTATATAGGCATTACTACCAGGCTCTATCGCAGTACCGCAGAGGAATACCGGTGCGTATAAGTCATCCAGCGCAGTGTCCGAGGATCCTTGGAGATGCCGGTAGGCAACTACGACGGCATCTTTAGCCGCAGTTGAGTTATTAAAGCTATCGATAGAGGTAACTGTAAGAGGGTTCAGAGGAGATGTTCCAGAACCCACAAACTGAACAGAAGAGCTCATATCTCTATCGAGAGTAAAGTACGCCAGCTCACCCTCCGCCAGCTGTAGCGCTGCGCTGCCGTCTAGATCAATAACAATAATATTAGTGGCTGAGGTTAGGCCTGGGACATTTACGTATATCCAGTTTTTCCCTGTTATCTCCACCTTACCTGCCGGAACACCTCCCTCGCCAGGAAGCCCTACGAAAAACTTACCGTCAGGTGTATGAGGGGCAGAGAAGGAAATGTTCCGGTCTTGCCAGTAGTAGTCGTTCGTAACCTTTATTTTTCCGTCGGTGCCTTCGGAAGATACCGTTACTCCCTCGCCCTCGATCTCAATGTTGCCTTGCCTATGTACGTTAGTAAGGGCGGCTCCTTCAGCCTTAGCAGAGTCTCCTGCCGTTACTGATACTACAGTAGTACCCCAACCAGCCACGTCACCTGACTTAAAGGACGTCAGCAGCTCTGTCTGCACTACCCCATCAAGCCAGTGAAGGGTCCGATTACCTGAAGTGCCTCCGCACACAGCAATAATGACGTAGTCATTACCGTCGTGCTCAAGGGCGCTGTTAAGGAAAGAGGTGGCTGAAGGGTCACGAACTACCGCAGGGGCTGTCTGCGTAGTAGCGGACAATGCCTTCTGGCTCCTACCTGTGATAGTAGCTGTCAGTATTTCCCCGGGTTGAAGAGATAAACCAGAAGGGTCCGTTACCGTAAGCTTAGGGCAACTAGGGATATTTAAGTCAAGGTCTGAGCTCCAACTGACAGCCCCCGTGCCTGAATTCCAGGAGCGTGTGCCGCCGCCCGATAAAATCGCACCGTTCTGACGACCCATTACAGCAGGAGCATATGAGGTATTGAGCCCTAAGCCTGATATACGCTCGCCGTCTGGGATCGTCTGTCCGTTGAACATACGAAAAGTCTTCTTATCTCCAGAACCTCCCGTGGTGTACCCAATAAGAATGTAATCTAAGTAAGACTCGGTATCTTCGGCCGCCTTCATAGTATCTCGAAGGGTCGAAAAGCCCGCAGATTTCTGGGGGGTAATCGCCACAGTAGTGTCGCCGGCAGATCGGTCTAGCACAGCATAAACTACGTTGTCGCCTCCCATGGTTACGGAAGTCCCGTCAGCAATAGATAAACCAACGTTGTCTTCGATGGGGGCCATCGATAAGATTTTCCACTGTTTGTAGAAAGTCAGGACCCCACCAGTAAAGTCTATATATGCCTCATCCTCGTCCGCATTGTCTGCCAGCAGCACTCTTGTTTGAGTTGCTACTAAAGCATCCAAGAGGGCATCCGTGTTGTGGGCTAGTCTAGATAAGGGGCGGTTGATGCCGGCAGCTCGCGCAGACGCAGTAGACGCAGCGGACTCCGAGGGGGTGCCGGAAACGAGTCTCTCGAGGTACTGGATGAAGTCATCCTCCGTCTCCATCTGGTCCCACGTTCTAAATTTATCTGAAATACTCATCAGAACCTCAGCGTCCAGCGGATCTCAAGAGAGAACTCGTTTGTCTTGGTAAATGTAGAAAATGTCTTTCTAGCGATGAAGTCCCTTGGATCCCTGCCAGAATACAGCCCAACTTCGGATAGCGCGGTATTAGCCTGAGACTCTGACCACTCTGCTACAAAAGTAATATACGGATTTGAGCCGTCTAAGCTGTACGAACTAATCACAATCTCAGTGGCTTCTGTATCTCCAGTACCGTCTAACGGAGACTTTAGGGCAATGTCAGTGGCATCTTCTGCGGTAGAGGACGCCCCGAGCATCATATACTTGACGTAGCAGGAAGCTACCCCAGACAGGGATGTACCTCCAGAAGCAGTAATGGCCGACTCACTGGCCGGAGGCGCTAAGAGCCGCCTCATCAAATCACGCCCAGAGGTATGGGAACTACCGATCCAAGACGTAACTACGTTACGGCCCTTAATCTTTTTATATACCTTGCCTTTATTGGGGCCTTGGGCGTGGATTAGGCGGAGCTCGACCATCCCAGACGGGCGAAAGCTATCGACTATAAGATTGGCAGTCTTCCTAAGACCAAGCCACCATAGCCGAAGGTTATTCAGCAGAGATGTCATTAGCTTTTTCCTTTTTACTTAGTTCGGGAGATACAAACTCTTTTTTACCCTCTACATAGATACCAGCAACAGGCTCTCCCTTTTTCTTTAGGAGAATGTGGACCGCACCGTCTTCTACTTTTATTTTATCCACAGCCTTCATCGACGGTCTTCTCCGTAATTGTATGGGTAATAGTATCCCCTGACCCGTGATTTATCCAATCGGTAAACGAACCGAAACTGCCTATAGAACCAGAGATAGACCTGCCCCTAACAATTAGCTTAGTAGTACACGATTCTCCGGTGTAGTTTACCTTAGTAGATATTGCCGCATCAACCCCGCCGGTAAGGTTGGTGCCGGAAGCAACTACGCCGCTGTCACTGCTGCTAATGGTAATAGAATTACCTGAAGCACCAAACCCGGCTGCTAGGGTAGTCACCGTCCCAGATGCCTCTGCCCTAACGCCACTAACGGACGCAGAGTTTACTGCGTTCTTTATAGCTACCGCTGTTAACGCGGACGAGGTGGCGGCCGTTACAGATACTGCCGTGCCTGCGATAGTTACTGTAAAGCTTCCAGTAGGGTTTGCATTAACATTAAACGTGCCTTCCGCCTGCTCTGGCTCTACGTCAACGGACATCATAAATACCGGAGATCTACTTAGCGCCTCGCCTGGAGACGTAGTCCAATTGGCGTAGCCTTCAGCGTCATCATGGTTTGTATCAAACCTAGTTGGAACGCCCTGTACCCAATCATTATTGTTTAGCTTACCTGTGCCAATAAGGGTATTAAGACTTCCTATCGAGCCCGTAGAGACAGCGGTACTTCCGTTAGTAAGAGTAAAGCCATCCGGGAACACCTCATGAGGGAACGCTGGTGCATTACTCCGTAGATCTATTTCGCTGTTTATTCGTGAGCTGAGGTAAGGTACTCCGTTTATCTCACTCGTTCCGGTTGAAAGCGGAATATCTCTAGTGAGGGTTGCAGTAGTGTGTAGCGGCAATCCGCTGTGACCAGCTTCCCAGCTGCCGCTATAGGACCCCGTGGAGGATGAGCCAGGTATATCGTAGTAGTCAGCGCCTGTAGTATACGTACTATAGGTGTTATTTAAGCTCGATATCTCGTGCCATACTCCTGCTTTGTCCGACACTACAAATCTTCTATCGTCTACGCCCCCAGCATCTCTGACGGTGTATACGAGGTGGGCTGATCCTGATCCACCACCGCCCCACTGAGCCTCCATAGCCGCCGTCAGGCCTGTAGTACCAGGAATGGACGGGTGCTCACCTCCACTTGAGGTTGCAATTATACTCTCCGCGTCATGGAACCTAAGATGTACTTGGGTAGCGCTAATCACGTCATATATTTGAAGGGTGTAGTATCTAGGATGCAGCTCCTGCCAATCTGAGAGTGTCTCTGAAGTATTCTGATTCTCCTCAATCAAGATAAAAGTGGGGCTATTCGGCCTGCCGTCGGAATCCCTTGCGATGACAGTAAAGTCCGCACCGGTATCCTCAAACACAAACATATCTGAAAAGGTGCTGTCGTTAGACGCAGTCCATAAAGCTCCCGAAGCGGACCCTCCGTTTCTTCCACTTATGATCTCCCTTCCACATAAGGGTATTAAGAAGGAATTACGAAGTGTCCTGCCGAAACTCTCAGACGGGCTGAACCACCTAGATGCCATGTAAGCGTTATCTGCAGCAGAATTGGGCCATATCGCTCCCGACTGGGAACTGGCCCTATACGGGCCGAGTACGCCTCTCGAGTACCCGTTTCGTAATACCAAAGATACTTCTTCGTCGGGCGACAGCTCAAAATACCGGTCGTAATAGACCACCCCATAGTTGTTGTCTACAAGAGACATCGAGAACGAGTAGTTAAAGCTGTCGTACATCACGGCGGTAATAAATCCAGTAGGCTCACCGGAAGATGTCTTTGAGTAAAAATCTACTGTGGAAGAGGGTTGATCTCTAAAAGAAAGTACCTCTGGAGAGTGTACGTACATTACGGTAGCAAACAAATCCGGCTGCCCGTACGTCCTGTAGGTAACGCCAGTGGCGTCAGCAATAGCGGTGCTCAATACTACACTAGTACTTAGGGGAACCTCATCGCTCTTGACTCCCCTAGAGACAGCATACTCTCCAGGTAACGGGCCGTCATCAATTACTACAGTATCGCCTGCCCGAATGCGCCCAAATACAGGCCTGCGAATGTTAGCTTCCAGAGCGCTTGACCCAGACCCCCGGGCAGTATCATCAGTCTTATAAGTAGACGAGAGCGACTTTAGGTGCTGCTCTAAAGGCGACAGTGCAGGAGATAGGGCTTTATCTGCGTCAGTATATGACTCTACTACTACCCAATCGTTAATTACGGAGGACCCCTCCTTTAGCGTTGCTACGCCAATAATTGGGTAGCTGCCCGCAACGGAACTTGGACTAGTTACTTCTAAAATATCCCCGGCCCGTATTCCTGTGCTCCTGGCCCAAGCCCCAGTACCCAGTCCGTGGGATACGGTCTTAAACATAGCTATACAGTTGCGAGTATGTAAATCGCCCCATGACTCTACGGGATCAGACGTAGCGCTGTGCATGTTTAGGGCGTGGAGCCTACCCGCAGGAAAATACCGCAACTGAATATCGGTTTGGAGTGATCCAATCGTAGAAACTGTCGAGTCCGATATTTTAGTGTCCTCTTCAGTGAGTACGCCGGTAGATCTGGTAGGAGTGCCGTCACCAAGCACCAATCGCGTATTGGGGCAACGAAATAGTTCCCACCGATAACCAGAGCCGAAGGACGAGGGGGCAGTACCTGCATAGTACCCGGTTGGGGTTCCTTCTAAAACAAGCTCAGTAGCAGAAGCTACGCTAGCCACCTTCGCTATGTATACGTCTTTGCTCTCCGTAAATCCGCTACTAGCTATGTTTGTCGCATGTATAGCGAGGTAGGTAGTTTCTACAGGGACACTACTTCCGTCCACTTCTATGAGGCTGGTGAAGTTAGCCGACGATCCTGACGTAGTAAATGAAGTGACATCGCTTCCGCCACCTCCAAATACACCACTTGCCTCAACCATCCCGTCAAACAGCATTTTACCGGACGGGCCTGAAGATCGAATCTCGAATAAGAGGCCGCTTTCGCCAGAGATTCCTGAAGGTATTGCTCTGTTCTCAGGAGAACACCCGGCACTCAAGACCTTAATTTCCGTATCAGACACTACCTCAGTAACCGTAGTGGACGCGTACTCAGAGCCGTCAGCTTTCTTCAACATAATCCGGACGTGAGCACGGATAGGTACGCCAGAACCGTCTGAGGGAATATAGTCGTCCGTACCCGACGTATTAAAGGTAGCGCCGCTTACGGTAACTAAGTGCGAAGGGGCGTGCGATGTTCCATCATCTATACTGCAGGTACCCGAGGCGACCTCTCTCCCAAGAAGGCGGACAAATCGACAAGGCCCGTCCGCATCTTCCTTATATCGGAACCCGGCACCATCACTATCCACCCGATTTTCAGGAGTGCCTACGATGTCCTCTACATTAAGAATGCCGGTAAGCCATCGACTTGCCTCGGCAGTACCTTTCCAAAAGAGTGATCGAGTAGCGTCATAGGAACTTTCGTGTAGTGCCCCACCTGCCTTTTCCCACTCATGGTGGGTCGTAGCACTATCGTATAGCCAATCGTAGTCTATATCTGAATCAACCAGATATGCGCTGTCATAGTAGGGATCAGGAAATCCACCGAAAGTATCTACGATTCCCATACTAGGTCGGATATGTATTCCATCTTCTACGTCAATATCGTCAAAGTCCGCCATGTAAGCCTGCAAGAGGCCATTCTTCCATGTAGGTTTAACCGCACGAATAAACGCAGCAGCGTTCCCGATTAGGGTGGGGTCGAACACATCGAGATTCATGCTAATTCTAAACGCATGGTACTTCTGAATTTCGTGATCAAACACCACGCCGCTATCTGCAAACCAGGTCGGGCTCTCTACGTAGTCTTGATAATAGATTCCATCACATAAGGGCTGAAACTGCTCTACTTCGTCACCGACCTCTAACTGTGTTCCTGCTGCGAGCGGGTATAGATAGCCCTTAGTGCCTATAGTTATCCTCCCAAATACCCCGGAGTAGTCTTCGTTAATGGCAGTGACCGTGCCCGCATAGTTAGCTACGGGAAGGCCGATGTGGATATGAGTACCTCTTTTTAGGGAGCTGACGGTAGGACCAGTAAAGTATGAGTAGTAAAGACCTTTGACCTTACCTAAGTAGTCCTCAGTAGACTCTCCCGTAAGCCCTACATTTACTCCAAAGTTACTCTCTACTCGCCTCTCATCGTATGCCGAATACTCGGCGTATAGGGCCGTAGCCGGAGGCTCAGCAAACTGCACTACCTTGCCCTTAATATCGTAGTCTGTGCCTCCGTATAAGTAATCGGAGGGCGCCAGAGTCTCAGTTAGAGTGGTCTGGAGCCTTGGTATAGATAAAAGGTCAGTATCTACAGTGGGGTCTAAATAGGACCAGCCGTCAGTTGTGCCGCTAATAGATTTATTCTGCGCCTTGGAGTAGTCCGATGCGGTCCCAAACAGCCCAGAAGCCGCAGTTAAATCAAGGCAGCTCGTACCAAAAGAGTTCACCTTAAACTTGTAGTCTCCGGCCATAGAACGCAGATTTATGTACGCGGAGCCTAAAAGCTTTTCTCCTACAACAGTATAGCTAATAGAGGAAGCTCCTGAAGGAAGCTGCTCTAATGTTGTAGTAAGAACCGAGCCAGAAACGGTAGCAATCTCATACGCGTCTCCGTCGTAATAAATAAGATCTCCGGGGATTACTCCGAGGTCATCAAAGTTTTTAGACGAGTCAGTAAGCTCAGCGGTATAGCCGTCTGAATCAGTATCCGGAGCAGTAGAGGCAGTGCCAGAAGCCTTAGTGTACTCTCGGTCGTATACCGTACCTCGCAACGAAGTATCAGAAGCCGAGTATGCCCCTGCCAACCTTAGCTTCTTGCCCGCTGCTTTGGGTATAATAGGCCCGCTGCGCCGTATAGTAATCGCCCCACTGCTGGACACCTGCCCTACTATCAGCGATGCATTATCGCCAGAGCTACCAGACTGAGGGCCCTGAATACCGACGAACAGCGCGTTAGATAATGTAGTGGCAGAGGTACCGGAGTAGTAATACCCAAATAAAGCCGCTGAGTTCGTATCTATAGCCGTAGCAGACATAAAGTTAGTCGACCACGACAAGCTACAGTCATGATCTAGTTCTGACGTAAGCGGTACTACCGCAAGATCGGGCCCGCCAATCCTACTTGCCCAACTCCCTTTGATGTAAGAAGGACTGTAGACAAACTGATCGCTACCAAAGTTTTCCGTAGTAAGGGAGGGATCTATCGTAAAATCTACTACCTTAGTAAAGTCGTACTTAAGCCACTTTCTTTGGGAGTGTGTAGGAACATCACTCAGACTTTTCGAGTAGTCTGTCTGCCACAGATTCAATGAATCCGCTGATAGCCTATGCATCACCCCTTCCCATATATTGCTGAATATGGCTTGGTCATCCATAAGGGTGCGGTAGAAAGAGGGGAGCAGCTGATAAATAAACTTAGCGTCGATCTCCTCTCCGTATGCTGGAGAGTAGACTTGTTCCCGTATAGACAGAACAGAGGGTACCGCAGTACCTCCGCCAGTAGAGCCAATCCAGAATGCCATCAGCTAATCTCCTTATCTGGAGGCCCCTCGGGGTTCCTAAAAGATACTAACGACTTTACCTTACTAGTTACAGCAGGTGTAGACGTGGAGTCAAAGTCACGAAAAGCATGATGAATAGACAGGTCAATCTCAGTAACCGCAGGAGACGAGTCTCCAGAAGAGACTAGTACATGGCCAGTCTCAACGTCGACTACTACCGCATGGCACTGCCGGTCATCAGTGCCGCCGCCTGCAAGTATTTTATACTTACCTTCACCGCCCTTGACGGAATAGCGCAGCTCCGCGTTGCCTTCTGACTCTATATCTGACGTAGCCGCGAATACGACACCCTCAGAGTTAGAGACGTATACGTCATTATCCTCCCCAAGAAGCATCATGTCAGACACGTAACGGCCCTTACCTATCTTCGCGTAGTTTGAGCTACTGTGAAAGCCTGGGCCTGCGGAGCCGCCCGGGAGCCAGTCTTCATCAGCCCTTACTATCCTCGTCTGGCCCTGACAAAAGTACAGGTACCCTTCTCTCGAAATCTTAGCGGCGGGTACGGATCTATATATT